ACCCCGACCGCGACCCCGACCACGACCGCGACCCCGACCGCGACCCCGACCACGACCACGACCCCGACCCCGACCATGACCCCGACCGCGACCGCGACCCCGACCGCGACCCCGACCACGACCCCGACCCCGACCGCGACCACGACCACGACCACGACCGCGACCCCGACCATGACCCCGACCGCGACCCCGACCCCGACCGCGACAAGTCGAAACCTGCTCTGAGGATTGCTGCGTTCACCGAAGCCTACTTAGTTACCTTCGGAAGTGTATGCTTCCAGGGAAACACGTCGCAGATGGCGCCACGACCGACCATAAACCAGCCCTCGACGCGCTCGAATTCGTTGATTGAGCCGATCTCGAGCATCGTCGAGAAGCGCGCTGTATCTGCCACCCATCCGCCATCTTCAAGCACGATGAAGTCGCGTCCGATCGCGATGACTCGTCCGAGGTCGATCATGGTCACAGTGCGAATGAGAATCACATCCCCCACCTTAAACGGCAATGGAACTCTCTCCGCCTTCGGTGCGCAACAACCCGCAGCGGCGGCGATTTCTCGAACTTCCTTGATCGTGAGGTCTTCAACTTTGATTCCCATGTAGTCCTAACTTTCTAGCCCGAAGGCTTTACGGATGATTTCAGAAACTGTCTCATTCCTACGTTTTGCGATGAGTCGCATGATTACTAGTTCGCTCGGGCTGACACGAAGATTGAACCATTTGTTTCGCACGAATTTCTTTTTCATGACGACCACGACCGCGACCACGACTCCGACCGCGACCCCGACCATGACCCCGACCCCGACCGCGACCCCGACCGCGACCCCGACCACGACCCCGACCCCGACCGCGACCACGACCGCGACCACGACCGCGACCGCGACCCCGACCGCGACCCCGACCACGACCGCGACCCCGACCCCGACCCCGACCCCGACCGCGACCCCGACCGCGACCCCGACCGCGACCCCGACCACGACCCCGACCCCGACCGCGACCACGACCGCGACCACGACCGCGACCACGACGAGTCGAAACCTGCTCTGAGGATTGCTGCGTTCACCATCCTGCGGGTATACGCTCGTCTACACAAAAGACAAAGAATTATTTTGACCTCCACACCCCGAGGAGGAGTAGCTTGCGAGGTTCGGGTTTTTACCCGCCGCGCCTACAGGAAGCAAGGCGTCCTCACAACCTAGGGAAGTTGCTGGAGATTATGCATGGCGTTGGTGTTGAGTTACTTCCCTCTGTTCGCGATCGACACATCTTCTGCGCCACCGAGATGCGCGTGTACTCGACCCAACTGCTCCGCCATCGGCAAGCACCCTGCAAAGAAGGGCTGGCGTCACGCCGAAAGCGAAATCGGTCCGGATGGGAACGGTGTGAAGACGGGAAACGGTTTGGTCGTGGTCGATCTGGATGTGCGGCCGGAGAAGGGAAAGGATGGCGTATCGGAGCTGCTGGCGCTCCTACCGTTAGGAGAAGACATTCCCGACGCCCAAAAAATCCCTGACACCCTCACCGTCTCCACCCCCACGGGCGGTGTGCATCTCTATTTCGAGGTGCCGAAGGACATCATCATCTCGAACAGCTCAGGTCTCGTCGCCCCCGGAATAGACATCCGCAGCGAAGGAGGCTTCGTCGTCGCGCCGGGCTCGCCTCATAAGAATGGCGGGACCTACGTTTGCGAGGATGAGAGCGCGCCCATCGCGCCGATGCCCTCATGGCTGCTCGAGAAGATACTAGCCGTTTCGAAGAAGCCCCGGGAAGCTTCGACCATCAAGCATCGGACCCTAGCCGGTGAGGCAGATGCGTCAGGATGGAACCGCGCCGTCTCCTGGGCCCACGCGCTCTGTGAGACGGCCGAGCCTTCTGTCGAAGGGCTGAACGGGTCATCCCGGCTCTTCCACGTCGCATGTCAGCTCATGCGGAGCTCTCTTCCGATCCCCAAGCTCGCGGAGATCATCGCCGAGACGTACAACCCTCGCTGTTCACCCTCTTGGTCTCCCGAAGAGATTGAACACAAGCTATTCGATGCGGATGGTGTGTTCGATGAACCGAGGGGTCTTCCACCCGAGGGTCTCATGGAACGCATCTGCGCTTTGGGCACGCCATGTGCTTTGGGTGCACCTACCCACAAGACAACCCCATCCGACCGTGCAAGCGGACGAAAAAGAGGGGGCTGGTCCGAGATTCGCCAGCCTGTCCCTTACCTCGTGGAAGATCTCATCCCGATGGGTAGCGTGGGCATCTTGGCCGCACAGCCCGGCGCAGGTAAGACCTGGATCACCACATCTCTTGCGTTGGCTATCTCGGAGGGAAAGCCCTGGCTTGGGAAGTTCACTACCCGAAAGGGTCTCACTCTCTTCGTCGACTATGAAGCCAACGAAGATGAAATGGTGCGTCGGCTCGGGAAGCTCCATGCAGGGGATGCGCCGGATTTCATGTACGAATCGCCAGATATGGCGCTCCATGAGCCGGCTTTCTGGGAAGCCCTGGCTGCAGAAGATCCGCCTCCTGCTTTCGTAGTCTGCGATGGGCTTAGCGCAGGTACGCCGGGTGTGGACGAGAACACCAAAGACATGGAGCTACCACTTCGTCTCGCGAAGAACATCTTCACGCGTAAGACAGGGAGCAGCGTTCTTTTCATCCACCACCTCAGCAAAGCTGGCGATTTGCGTGGCTTTTCCGGTATTCGAGCGGCATGCGACATCATTTATTTCTGCGAGGCGGACGATACCTTGGATAGTGAGAACGGTTCGATAAGCACCACCATCGGCCATCTGACCGGACCCCTTCGCACAAAGTTCCGCCAGGGTGTCACACCTCAGCCCTTCCGTGTCGTTCTCACGGATGAAGACGGGCTGAGCTTGGTGGAAAGCATGCTTCCCTCAGGATCCGGACCGCCAGACGGATGGCAGCAAACCCGGGTGTTGCACATTCTTCGGGAAGGCGGGCCTGTCTTCCGGAGCGATCTCTGCAAGAAGCTTGGTGGCAAGTCAGAGGTTGCCAGAAAGCTCATCAAAGAACTCGAGAGGGACGGACGCATCGTGGAGCGAAACCGTAAGCTTGAGCTGGACGATCCCATGAGCCGAGAGTTGCGCATCATCAACGCCATCCGGGGCATGAAAGGGCTGCGCATTTCCACAAAACGTAGTTTGCAGGAGCTTGCGACTGTAAATGCCTATGATATCAGCGCGTTAGAAGCCAGCGGGATTATCTATCGCGACAAGACAAACGGATACCTCGTGGACGACCGAAAACTGGTGCTTGAAACCAATGGCGCATCGCGTCATTTAGAGGCGTAACCTCAATGATTTCGCATTTTTATAGAGCATGGAGATTTCCGTGGTCCCGAAGATATGCGAGAAAACAAGCATGTGGTCCCGCGTGGTCCCGACATGTTTTCACTTTTTATGACGCAGGGACCACACGGGACCACGGAAACCACCATGGTCTGTATGTGCATGATATTGTTAGCAAGTTGCGTGTCTAAAAGAGAGGGACCACGCGGGACCACGGGACCGTCCCGTTTCACAAGTTGCTACGCGTAGTGGTCCCCCCAAGGCTAGAAGAGCCTGGGGGACCACGCAGCACTTCGGAAGCTGCCTGAGGAACACATGAGAAAAGGATCAAGGAGAACCGAGATGGAGGATGGAAAGATTTCTGTTTCGCTGACCCCGATGGCTCAAGCGCGGGTTTTATCGTTTCGGCGTTCAATCCTGCTGTGGCGGAATCGGCGCGCACGTTCGAGACTGCTCGGAATATCCGCGATTGGAAGATTGGCGCGAGGGTTTCCCCTCATGAGTCTTTCTGACATCCTTGCCCAGCTTGAACCCGACGCCATTCGCGCCCTGACCTTCCTCGCCCAGCGGCTACTGGCGGGTCAGAAGGCTTACGGCCGGCTGGACCTGGCCAAAGATCCTCGCGACTGGCGGAAGGAGCGAGCCGAGGAGCTCGGGGATCTCCTGGTGTACACGGCCTTCCTGCAGCTCAAGCGAGACCTTGAGACTGCCCACATGGGCCCACCACAAAAAGCATGCTTACCCCCACCCGCCCCGCCTTTGGTCATCCCTGCCCCCAGGATGCCCCCAGGACCGACCGGCTTGAGGTTCGTCTGCGACTGCATGCCAAGGGAGCTCCGGCTCGACAAGGGCGTGCGCTGCGCCACATGCGACCGGTTCCTGACCGAGGATGGTCGGCCGGCGAGGCCGGCCCGCTAGGGCGTCTAGCGCGGCGGCGGAGGGGCGAGAGGCGGCGCGAACGCCGGAGGGGACCCTCCTTTGTCTCCGGCCTTACCCAGCGGGGAGCGGATTTCGTGAGTTTTTGAGGGGGTGGGGGCCGGAAAAAGCGCGGGAGTGAGGATGACCATACACTACGATATACTTGAGTTCATCTTGTGTTCACTTGTAGTGGGCTGGCCCGGCGCGAGACATGGGCAGGTCTGGCCCGGCGCGAGGCATGGGCAGGCCTGGCCCGGCGCGAGTTTCACACCAGGGATCGTGCCTCATGGCGGAGTGACGCTTACCAGGCACGCAAAGAAAAACCCCGCGCACCCTTTCGGGCGGGCGGGGTTTGCCTGGGAGTGTGCGCTTGGTCACGAAGTGACGGACAGTGCTTGCCACGTGATGCGCACAAGAGCCTCCGTCGTCGCGCACGGGCAAGTGGCGTACGCGCGGAGAGCGGCTAGGTACCAGTCGGTGGGGGTCATGTGCCGTCGTCTCACAACGTCACCCGGGACCAGAAACCGCCCCCGAAGGAGAGCGCGGTGTCGTAGTGGTAGGGCCCCTGGAGAGTGATCGACAACGGCACTCACCCATGGTGCGCGTTGCGTGGTCGGGGGAGCAGTCACAATCGCTCCCATGGGGCGAGCGTGCGCGCCCGGTGATGCGCATTCCGAAGCGCTGTAGAACTGCTGCGCCACGCGGTCACCTTGCCATGTATCGATCGCGACCCACCGGGACCCCCATGTGCGGAAGAGGTCCCGGCAGGCCGCCATCGCGTCGTCCGCAGTGCGGTACACGGCCTCGAGCGTGGGCTTGATGGCCGTGGTGTCACGGCTCTCCCACACCTCGAAGCGTGCGCCGGCCGGCGCCTCCGGCCGGAGCGGCACGTGGCGGGCGCCGATCATCGCGACACCTGGATGCGCTGCTCGAACGCGCGCCCGATCCCGCGGGTGGGGGTGGAGCCCACGACGCGTGCGGACACGCGGGCGACGGTCCCGTGGCCAACGGTCACGTCGCTCCCGGACCCGTACTTTCCCGCACGCCGATTGAACGCTCCTACAGGGTCCAAGCGGGCGATGGTTCGCGCGTACTGGAGAGCGCCCGGAGGGAGTGCAGGGGGGATGGGTTTTCCGGTCAGTGTGGCTTCGGTCAGTGTGAGTGCTGGTCTCATGGGTTCACGATCCCTTCCCAAACGGTTTGAAGCTCGGACGCAACGTCCTGCACGCGGGCCAAGCGAGACAGGTGCTCGTCGCGCGCTTTGGCATACGCATGCTCCCCTTGCGGGTAATAGTCGCGCCCGTTCGGCTCACATTCTTCAAGCGCCCGAATCGCGGCCGAAAGAGCGACGTACGCTTTTTCGATCTGCTCTTCTAACACCGTTCGGCCAGTTCCGTTCGAGTGAATGGTAGGAAGCATCATGGCATCGGGCTCCTAAACCCGCCGCGAGGGTCCTCTCGTAAGAGGACCCCCGGAACGGAACTAGGAGAGGTCTGCGATCATGTCAGCCAGCACGTTGCGTCCGACGACGTCGGCGGGCGCACCCATCGCAAGCGCTTCCGAAGCGGGAACGCTCTGCACGGAACCGTCGCGCAAGATGACATCGATCATTGTCTGTACTTCGGTGATGCGGTTACCACGTGAGCCGAAGAGAAGGGAGTCAATCGCGCTTCCTCCACGAGTCTTCCGAGCGGAGCCGTCTACCTCGCGATCCACGAGATACGTTGCCGCGTTCCAGAGCGTGGCGAGTGTAGGGCCCGCTTGGTTGACGGGGTTGGCCATCGCCCTACGTGCGTCCGCTCGCGCGTTGTCCGCTCGGGTGATAGCAGCCTTCCCGTCGTCCTTGTCTGCCTTGGGGAAGAGCAGGTCAAACACGTTCATTGCCTGGTCCGTCGTGAGCTTCAAGGCTTCGGCCTTGTGATATGCATCGCGAACCTTGTCGCCATTGACAACGGCTTGGCCAATGCTCTCGGAAAGCACGTTGACCTTGGTTTCCAAGCTCGCCGTGTGGCGCAACTGAGCCATGCCCGCACCGTCGCTAGACATTGCGGCGGAGAGAGTGTTAGCGCACACGACGCGAATAGACGTGAATCCAGCCGTGAGGCGCATGGTCCCGTCGAAAGCGTCGGCCATGACGAGCTGTGTGCGAAGCCCGTTGCTCTGTCCAATCTCGAACGTCGCGAGAACTCGCGCTCCGTCTCGCAGCGAGAAGCAACCGGTAGGCTTGGCGCCAGCTGCGACGGCAGCCTTGACGAGAGAACGCCATTCCTCGGGAGTGGTCGCGCGGTATCGGTCACCCACGACGGCAAGGCACGCGTCCGGGTGATCCGAGGGATTCAGGTAGGAAGCAATCAGACCCTGTCCAGGAGCCTGCAGAGTTCTTCCGTCTTGGCTCGTGGCGAAAACATCGGCGAACCGAATCGCGGTAGGCCATGCTCCGCTCTGCTCGCCGTGGGCAATCATCGCCTTGTCATCGGACATAACGCCAATCTCCTCCAGACCGTGCCAGGAAGATGCGGTAAGGACTCCTCGGTGCCATTCGCTAGCCATGATGGTTACTCCGTTTCTTGGGTACAATATTGGAAGGTTCGGGCGGAATGCTCGGTTACCGTAGGCCAGAGCGGCGCTAGGCACGCTCCGGGTTTACGAGAATCGAACTAACGGACATGAGAGTGTGTGGAAGGTTCCTCCTTTCTCGTGGTACACGCACGTTATGCGAACGACACTTCGATCGGTCGTTCGTTGATTGGTTCCGAAGGGGGAGAGCGCAAGGTGTCAGGCTCGTCCTCTTCGCGTGGCCATGCGTGGGAGTTGATTGCTGCGAGTAGGATCTCTTCTTCGAATGTCATCGGACCTTCTCGCACGTCTCAACAAAGCCGTTTCCCTGAACCAGCACGCGCGTGGAGCAACGGCGCATGCTCACGTCCCCCTCGGTCACCTTGCCGCGAATGGCGCGAGCCGGGACCGAGATGGTAACGGGGCTCGCGCGAACGACGGACGGCGCGTCGGTCATGCTGGCGAACGTGACCACGGGAGAGTCAACGGACGGCACGAGGTTCGAGACAACGGCGGGCGCCTTGGTTATGGGAGCCGGGCCGCTGGCGTGGACAACGACGGCAAAGCCTGTGACGAAGGCGAGAGACAGAGCGGCGAGTGAGGGAATCATGAGTTTCTCCTTTGCGGCCCGTTTCGTCGGGCGATGCAAAGACATACTACACTCAAGATGCCAACATGTGTTCATAGCTAACCTAGCGGAATTACATGCTGGGTATCCCATGACCTGGGACAGCTTTGCACTCATTGAACGCAAGGGACGAGACATCGCATACTTGCGCGCGGCGTTGTGTCCCGCTACTTGTGTTCACTCATTGTGGTAGGTCTCGAGGATGCCGTACAAGTGCGAGGAATGCGGGCACAAGGGACCAGGCAGGCACCCTAAGACGTGCTCCAAGGGGAAGCCCGGGCAAGTTTCAACAGCTTCAATCCTGTCAATGCTTTCAGGAAGAAGTGAAACTATTGCCATAGGGACGGAAAACGAAGAAGCCCAGCGACGGGCGGCGCTCATAGCTCTTGCTGCAAAGGCTTCGAACGCCGCATCAGATCCCGAAAACAGTCTCCCACCCATGCCCACGGGCAAAACCGCAGTGATTCGGGCCCTTTGGCGCATGGTTCTAGACGGACACAAGGACGCCGTCACTGCAGCTCGAGCTATCTGCGAGCTTATGCCCGCACGCGCAGATCTCGAACGTGAGCTCGAGCCCGACGCGAGCGCTCCCGCACCACGCAAACGCGTGCGCAACGCTATCCCCCTAGCTTCGGACGATGATGGGGAGAACGATGAGCCCATGCCAGCACCAACGCCAGCACCGTATCGCGGCCCACGCATCATCGGGGACGATGACGAGCCAAGTCCTGACCCCGAGTGAACGCAAGGAGGGACGACAGTGCGTGCAGTCTAGTGTGGGTGTGGCCCGACCCACACTACCGGTAGCGGTGGGTCACCCGGCACCCAGGGGAGGGGTACCGTCACGGCGCCGAGCGCCCGTAGAAGTAGCACCCTGAGAGTTACCTCGGAAAATTTCTAGAAAATGCCGGACAGAAGGAAGCTATCGGCCGAAGAAAATATTTTGTGGGACACGGAACACAAGATAGGGCACGGTGTCTTGAGCACATGACCACACGCAAACGCAAACTCACACTTCGTTATCTTGCTCCAGCTGAAGTGAACGCGAGCGTAGAGTCTTTGGGTGTTTGGCGCGAAGAGACCTTCCAGTATTACGGGGATGGGAAGAGCAAGAAGCTCGTGGTCCTCAAAGGACAATGCCCCGCCTACATCCAGGTACCCCGAGGACACTTCCTCGCAGGGGCAACCATCCTCCGTCTGCCCGAAGGCGCCGAGTTCGAAATCTGGGAGGAGGACACTCCACCCTCTGTTCTCCAGGAAACCTCCAATCCGAAAGCGAGTTTGTGATGACCCCAATGGCCCCGTCGACCACAAGATCCGCCCCAACCCTGTACGACTCCGAGGCTTGGGCCTTCTCCTGCGTGTGTGGCATGAACGCAGTTTTGCCGGGAGAGGTTCATCAGGCGATATGCGCATGTGACACGAGATACATCGCACCTGCCTCGAACTTGCATGGCGTGCATCCTACGCAGATCCAGACGTACGCTCTGCCAAGAGGCCCGTCACAGAGGAGCATCAAGGAGCAGGCTTACCAGCAGGGCGCCCGAGACGCTGCAGCTCAGCTGAAGCAGCTGGCGGCAACGCAACAGAGCCAGGGATTGCAGGGATTGCAGGAGTACGAGGCCATGAAGCTGCTGGCTGCGGGGGAGAAACTTCGGGCGATGACCTCGAATCCAGCACCCATCGCTCAAGCGTCCGCCGTCCACGCCACCGATTCGGCCGAGATGCTGGCGAAGAGACTCTTTCAGGATGACCTATACGAGGAATCCTTCATACGTGCCGAGCTCGCGGCGCCCGGACCTCGTCCGTCTTTCGGGGACATGGCGCTGAAGCCAGAGGCAAAGGAGAAACTCCGCAAGACCCTCGCCGTCATGTGGAAGGATCCGCACTACGCACCCATCCGCGCCCGGTGTGAGACACAGGCCGCTCGGATGACGGCTCGCTTGACGGGGCAAGCTGTGCAGATGGCCGCGCCGAAGGCAAAGGAAGGCGAATGGGTCAAGCAAGGCGACGGCTCGTATCGCGTCACGTATCGGCAGAAGTTCGGTCTGGATAAGCCGCTCATTCAGGCGAGGATTTCTTTCTGATGCGCATCCGCACACCTTCGGAAGACGCGGAGCTCATCGCGCTCAGCAACCTGCTTCGCATGCAAATACGTGCGTCGAGCTGCAGGGTGTGCGGCTTCGCGGCGGAGATGTTCTGGGAGAGATGGGGCGCGCCGCGAGAAGAACTCTCCTGGTGTCTGAAATGCTGGGAGACCTGTGAAGAGAAGGCCGCGCTGGCGGCATTGCAGAAGACTGCAGGATTCATGGACTCTCATGGACTGCATACTTTTGCGAAGCAGTCGGCGAGGTTCAACAAGCTCTTGAGGGGCGAGTGAGAAAGCCTCACTGGACAGATCCCATCAATCGACGTCAGCGGGAACTTCGTCTCACACACAGGGTCGAACAATCATGAGTCGCATCCAAGCCATCCTCTACACGCGCGTGTCCGACAAGAAACAAGAAGAGTCCGGCCTCGGGCTCGAAGCTCAGCTCGCGGCATGCAAGCGTCTGGCGGAGCAGCGCGGGTACGAGGTGATCGCCGTCGAGACCGACCCTGCTATGACCGGCAAGGATGAGATCGGGCGCCGGCCGGGTTTGCTGAAGGTGCTTTCCATGGCTTCGTCTGAGCAGAACAGGAACACACCAGTGAGCGAGCTGCCCGTGGTGGTCGTCTACGCCTTGAGCAGGCTTTCCCGACGTCAGTCCGTCATCTGGCAGCTGGTGGACGAGCGAGGAGCTCATCGCCTGCAGCTCGTCTCCGCTACCGAGCCCTTCGACATCACGACCCCGATGGGCCGAGCGATGCTCGGCATGCTGGGGGTCTGGGCGCAGCTGGAAGCGGACATGATCGGCGAGAGGACTTCGGCGGCGCTACAGGCCAGAAAGGCGCGAGGTCACCGGCTCGGAATGCCGCCCTACGCGAAGAAGAACCCGGAAGCCGTCGCGGCACTTCGGAAACTTCAGGCAGAGGGCTTCTCACAGAGGAAGCTCGCGGAGGAAGCGAACCGACGGGGCATCCCGACGATGCGCGGTGGTCGATGGACCCAGACGCAGGTTATCCGGACGTTACGGTCCGCGGATGCGTTACGGTCCTCGGACTCGATCGCATCCGCGGATGCTTTGACTTCCAACCAGACTTGAACGACAACCCAACCTGCCCCGCGCTTTAGACGGCCCGGGGCACCTTTCTCCAACCGAAAGCAGGAGACGATGACCATCTACGGCGAAACATCCAACAAGCTGGTAACGCCTCAGCGCGACCAGGCTGATTCCCGCCAAGTGAAGAATAACGCAGGCGGGTACACCTTCACGCTCGACTGCTGGAAGCGGCTGGACCGCTTCCTCATCCTCGGGTGCGAGGGCGGGACGTACTACGTCGACGAGAAGGCGCATGTGAAGCAGGCCGTCACATGCATCGCCGAGTGTCTCAAGGAGGACGGCGCACGCACGGTCCGCCGCATCGTCGAGATCAGCGACGCGGGTCGAGCTCCGAAGAACGATCCGGCCATCTTCGCGCTGGCCGTGGCGGCGGGGGATAAGAACCCCGCTACCCGCGCGGCAGCAAACGCAGCGCTCCCGGCCGTCGCACGCATCGGGACGCATCTCTTCCACTTCGTGGCGGACGTCGAAGGACAGAGGCGATGGGGGCGCAGCCTGCGGCGGGCAGTAGGGCGCTGGTACACGGAGCGTTCCGCCGAAAGCCTCGCCCTACAAGCCGTCAAGTACCAGCAGCGAGATGGATGGTCACACCGGGACTTGCTTCGTCTGGCCCACCCCGTCGCGCCCACGAAGGCACACGACGCCATCTTCCGTTACGTCACGGGCGGCATTGAAGCCGTCTCGAGCACGCGAGCGACCACGCCGAAGGAGGGTATGCCCCGGAAGTACGAAGCATTGAACCCTGCAGACTTGCCGAAGATCATCGTCGGCTTCGAGATGCTCAAGAAGATGGCGCTCACGCCGGCCATTCCGAAGGCTCTCATCGCTCAGACGATCGTCGATTATGGGCTGCCTCATGAGTGTGTGCCCAATGAGCTCAAGAGCGACCCGCTCATCTGGCACGCGATGCTTCCTCACATGGGCCAGACGGCGCTCCTGCGGAACCTGGCGAAGATGACGTCGATCGGCTTGCTTCGTCCTCTTGATGAGACGACGCGGGATGTTGCTGCACGCCTGTGCGACCTGGTTGCGTTGAAGAAGGGCCGAGTGCACCCCCTGAGCATCCTCTTCGCGATGACGACGTACATCTCGGGACACGGGCTCAAGGGCTCGCTTGCCTGGCAGCCTGTACGGGAGATCGTCGACGCCTTGGATGCGGCTTTCTATGCGGCGTTCGACGCTGTCGAACCGACCGGAAAGAATCACCTCTTGGCGCTAGACGTCTCGGGCTCGATGTCTGCGAATATCGGCGGGACGAACCTGTCTTGCAGGGAGGCCTCTGCAGCGATGGCACTCGTCACGGCGAAGGTGGAGAAGAACTGGCATTGCGTGGGGTTCACTTCGCCCAGCGGAAGAGTTTGGACGGGTTACCACGGAGGCGGCGGAGCTTCCTTGAAGCCGCTGAGCATCTCGCCTCAGCAGCGCTTGGGCGATGCGGTCCGAAGCATCTCAAACATCCCCTTCGGTGGAACGGACTGCTCGCTGCCGATGCTGTACGCAGCGGGCGAGAACCTTTCGATCGACACATTCGTCGTGTACACGGACAATGAGACGTGGGCCGGGAACATTCATCCCCATCAGGCACTCAGAGCCTATCGGGAGAAGTCCGGCATCAACGCCAAGCTCATCGTCGTCGGCATGACGGCGACGGAGTTTACGATTGCGGACCCATCTGATGCGGGTATGCTCGACGTCGCCGGCTTCGATGCGGCTGTACCCGCCTTGATGGCGGATTTTTCAAGGGAGGGATGAGTTTGTCGAGAGCCGCTTGGCGCCAATCAAGGACGTCGTTGTTCAGTTTCGGGTCGTTAGGTTGAGTTTTCATTCTGCCAAAATACCTCAGCCGAGCTTTTATCCGAAGCGTTTTTCAGGTGCGGATCGTTGCGATTGGATTATCTAAACCTATAGATAGAGGTTCGACTCCTCCTAGGCCAGTGGTGGCAAACCCAGTTGCATTTCTTATCTGCATCGTTTTTCAGGTGTGAGTCGTTGATGTTTGGTTATCCCTTTGTGTCGTGGGTTCGATTCCCATCATCGCTTGTTCAGGATGTACCTCAGTGGTAGAGGAAAAGCCGGTCGCAAGACCTTCCAAGCATCGTCCTTTCATTCACACTCCTTGCGGGCCGGCGACGGTCGCCAGCGGGTCTCATACGCCCGCCACCATCGGTTCAACTCCGGTGCCCGCAACTGACTCGGGTCGTTGATGTTTCCTTATCTCTCAACAAGATCCAGATGTAGGGTGCAAATCCCTACCGTCGCAAGACGTCGACTAAGCGAAGTCAGGCACGGAAGCAGCGCACTTTACCCGAGGCACTTTTCAAGCTAAAAACCCTCACATGAATGGGCCTGCCGCATGAAGAAGTCCTTCGATCCCTGCCATGATTTCGTCCTCGTCCGGCGTCAAGACCCAGAGAAGAAGACGCCGGGAGGGCTGTACGTCCCCGAGACGGCGCAGGCTAGGACCCTGGAAGGTGAGGTACTGGCGGTCGGGCCGGGGAGACTGACAGGAGAGCCGCTCGTGACAGAGAACGCGGATGAACACCTCCGCCGTCCCATGAGCGTGAAGCCCGGGGACGTCGTCCTCTTCGAGTTCTTCGCCTCGACGCGGAAGGTTCGTCTGAACACGGACCCTTCAGCTCGGGATGATGAGTTTCTGGTCCTGAAGGACGAAGACATCCTCGGGATCGTGACGCCGGTTGCTGAATGACTATCGCGCATGCCATCACCCGGCGCTGGACACTCATCGGTCCGCTCCTAGGTCTCTTCGCTCGCCGGGTGAACGAATTTCCTGCGCCTCATCAGAAGGGTGATTGGTGCCCGCGCAACCGAGATCAGCGCGTGTGGCTCTGGGGTCCTGAACATGCTGCGCGCTGGGCTGCTTCGGCGCATGACATCCCGCATTTCGGTGTCGGGGCTTGGATGCCTGAGGGCTAGATGGTTCGTTACGGAGTAAAAGGCCCGCCGACCCCATCCTTCCCTAGCGGGGTCTGGTGGTGCGAATCGAAAGCAGAGGCGAAGGAGAAGCTTCTTCAAGCTCGGCAGACGGCGCCTTTGGCGAAGTTCAGCATCATCGTCGAGCCCGTAGGAGAGCCTTCTCTTGCGTGGACAAGATGAGCCAACCTTCTCCGCCCATCTCTCCCGGTACAAAAGCCCCTCCGGTTTTCTTCTCCGTACGCCTCGGTGTACCCGACGACCACGCCTACGTGTTCGACACATGGCATCGAGCTCACCAGGCGAGCACGAACGGCGAAGACCATGGACCCAATTTCATCGTCGAGCAGAAGCACCTTATCCGGCGCATCCTCGCCCGCCCTACCACGGAGCTCCGCATCGCGGCGGATGCCGAAGACTCGTACGCCATCCACGGGTATGCCGTCGTGGAGCCGGCCTTCGGCCGCGCACGTAGCATTGGAGGGCCTCCCGTGGCTCTTCCTCGAGTCTATTATGTGTATGTAAAAGGCTCATCCAGAAGGCTCGGAATCGCGAAGGCGCTCCTGGCAGATCTTCTTTCGATGACCGCAATTTACACGCATAAGCCGAAGCGGAATCTTCTGCACAAGAAGGTGATGCTCGATTCGTACGACAAGGAGGGCAAGAAGGAGTTTCGCATCGAACGCGTGCTCCCACCGCCCCCAAAAGACTGGACTTACAGCTATTTCGCCAACTTCGAGGACAAGCCCCTCGATGAAACGTATGGTAGGAAAGAACGCGGGTAGGAAAGAACGATCATGACCGTTTTACTCTTCGTCGGTGTGTGTTTCGTCATCGGCATCGTCGCTAGCCCATTCCTGTACGTGTGGACCTACAAGACCACGCGACGTCTTTTGGAGAAGAAACCGTGAGCAACCGAGTCATCTGCAGCGCAGTCCAGTTCATCCAGCCAGGGCCACCGAAGCCGCCCGCGAACTTCGGAGCCAAGGCTTCGGCCAACGACGCTTCGCAGTGGTACACGTCCACGGGCATCGGTGCGGTGGGACCTCAGGGCGGTGGAGCTCCCGCGTACCAGATCGAGCTCGACAAGGAGGAGCAGACGTTTTACATCGCGCTGAAGCTGGAGGGCGGCAAGCATGGTCCCTGGCACTGCGCGGACAAGGGCCGAGCCGTGTACTGGATCCCCGAAGAGGAGGGTGTCCAGGATGGGCTCGTCGTCCCGAAGGAACCTCGGAAGAGCAAAGCCATCGGACCTTCGGCCGAGGAAGTTGCGGCGTATGGAAAGGGTCTCGGCGCGAAGCCCGACGTCGACGCCATGATCGCGCAGGCGTCGGGGAAGAGTACGTGAGCGGGCGTCGATCGGGATCCGGCTCCCCACTCATGCTCCCGGCGCCTCCGACGAAGGCTGACTTGGACAAGCTGAAGGTGCGTCGATGAACTGGGAGCAGGTTCCGTGGAATCCCTATCGGATCGCCTGGCCTTGCAACGACATCCCGAGCGATCCGTCTCTGTTCAACACAAAGACAGAGATCGTCGCAGGTCCGACGCCCCGGCCTCCCAAGAACATTGAAGAGTTCTTCGCAGGTACGGAGGACGTTGTCCTCTACAGGTGCATGGAAGGCCCTCACAAGTACGAGTTTTTCGTCGCGCCGTATGTTGCGACGCAGCCATCCCGAACGGTCAACGTCATGTTCTGATGCCCGGTCCGAAGAAGCTCAACCCCTTCGCTCAGCTTGAGCAGATGCCGGCAAAGTTTGTCGACTTTTGTGCTTTCATCGGGGTGAAGCTTACGGACGCGCAGATGGTTCTGTGCATGGTGGCGTACGACGGAGCCAACCCCCGGCAGTTCCGGAAGATTGAGAAGTACGCGAAGATCGCAGACGAGCTCTTCGGAGGCGTGCAGTTCTTCCCTGAGAAGTGCCGTTCGGTCGCGGTCATGCTCTGCGGAGCCCGTGGTGGCAAATCGTACGTCCTCTGTGCGCTTCGTCTTCTGCATCTGGCCCTGACCGTCAACCTAGACGCACTGGCGCCGGGTGAGTGGGCTTCTGCCTTGATCGTAGCCCCGAAACTGAAGCTCTCCCGGCAGACCTTTCGCTTCGCCCTGGGCGCGATGAAGTCCGTTCCGTCTCTCGCGCTTCGCGTGTCGAACGAGACGAAGGAGTCTTTCGTCATTCAGCGAGAGAATTCCCGGGTCGTGGTGCTGGAATGTCTTCCGGCCTCCCGTGGAGGAGATGCTATTCGAGCTCGCTACTATGTGGGCGCGGCCCTTGATGAGTTCGCGTTCTTCCGGAACGACAACTTCGAGGTCAACGATGCCGAGATCTTCCGTGCGGTGACGCCTCGTATCATCCCAGGGGGACAGGTCGTGCTGGCGAGCACTGCGTGGGCTCGAACCGGCCTCATGCACAAGCTTTTCAGCGACAATTTTCAGCATCCGGCGACGGTCATGGCTGCGCGAGCTCCAACTATCCTCCTGAATCCTTCGAAGAAGAAGGAAGTGGCGGTCGAGATCGAACGAGACGAACAGAACGCCTCGAGAGAGTTCGGCTGCGAGTTCATGGATGCGCTCGCGGGGACGTTTTTCTCGCACGACGCCATCGACAAGTCGATCGACAAGAGCCTCGTACTCCCGCTTCGACCTCCGCCTGGCGCGCAGGTCATGATTGGGGCGGATACGGGCTTCCGGAGGGATTCATCCGCCCTCGTGGTCGTCTACTTGCTCCCCGACAAGATCTTCATCGTCGCAGAGGTGCTCGAGCTCAAGCCAAAGATTGGCGAGCCGCTCAAGCCGAGTGAAGTCATCATGGAGTTCGCCAACGCATGCAAGCGCCATGGGTGTAATTGGCTCATGGCGGACGGGCACTACAGGGAAACGCTCGACGAGGAGCTCGCCAAGATGGGCCTGTCCTACGTGCCGGCCCCCGGAGGGGCCGAAGGGAAAGCTCTGACCCACATGCAGACCAAAACGGTCCTACAGCAGGGCCGGGTTCGCTTGCCGGACCATCGGAGGCTCATCGAGCAGATGAAAACGCTCGTCGGACGGCCCACGAGCGGCGGAGGGATGACGTTTTCCTTCCCCCGGACGACGGCGGGAGGTCACGGCGACATCTTGAGCGCGTTGGTGCTCGCTTTGAGCCAAAAATCAGGGCAAATCGTCAACCCAGAGGAGAAAAAGCCACTTTCTCGCGAGGATTTCATCAAGGCAGAGACCGCTGCACGTATCCAAGCCTACGAAAATAGGCGCTTGGACGCACTTTCGCAGGACAAGGAATGGACCGGGAGGGAGAAGTTCGCCCCGGAGACTTCCGCCTACCTTCCGAGGCAGGATGAACCCCTCGACTCAGAGTGGTATGGTGCTGTTAGGGAACCGTGGTACGTAACGCACTGAGTTCCGTAACGCACTGAGTTCCGTAAGCGCACACGCACCGATGCCGCCCCGCCCCCGAAACCAGAGCCCAGATGTTGACCCCCCGATCTCGGGCTCTGATTTCGTGGGCGCGACCCAGGCGGGTTCCCGTCCACGAATCACCCCCTCGGAACTTCGAGCTCTCTTGACCGTTATGCGAGAGCTCGGATGTCACGATATGGCTTCGGGAGATACCCGGCTCCTCATCTCCCCTACCGCGCTGGCACGAGGGACTGTCATGGCTCCATCCGACGAGCCTTTGAGACCTATCGTCCGTCAGGACGGCGGACGTGATACAGAAGACGATGATGAAGAACTCTTGCACGCATCTGTAAGCTAAGCGCGCTCTTCTCCGCATCCTTTCGGATGCTTTGGTGGCACGACGTAGACTCATACACCCGACCGAAAGCAGCACCGACGAGGACAAGCGTTGGTGGAGCGAAAAGTATGCGAAGCCGCGCGAACGAGCGCAGTGCGTCATATCTTTGGTTGCTCAACTGTATCGGGATGCTGAGCCCTACCGGCAGGGGTGCTATCGCTGGGCCGGTCTCTATGCGAACGATCCCTATCTGGCGACTCAAATGAGCTTCTCGCCGAGGAGCCGCAATTTCACCCAGGCGAATAACCGTCCTGCGCCGCTAGCTCTCAACGCGGTCAAAGCCGTCTCAGATACATACGTCGCGATGGTGACGGCGGACCGTCCGAAGGTCTCCGTTGTCACGGACGACGGGGATTGGGACCTGCAGCAAAAGGCTTCGAATCTCGAGAAGTTCATCAAGGGTGTCTTCAACGAGAACGACATCTACCGGACCGCCAATCTGGTGAACTACGACGTTGTCCGGATGGGCACGGGGATTGTGAAGATCTCCGATGAACGTCCGAAGAAAACGCACATTCGCATCGAGCGGGTGTCGCCCACGGAGGTACTTGTCGACCCAGACGATGCCATCTACGGAGACCCTCAGTGCATCTACCAGGTGAAAAGGGTAGACAAGCTCGTCCTCCAGGAGCTTTACCCGAAGCTCGCTAGGGAACTCGATTCTGGTGCGGGAGACCTCGCCGTATTGGCGAATGGCTCTACCCATCTCGCGACGGGCGGGGACTACGTCCTGGTGGTTGAGGCCTGGCGACGCAAGACGGCCGAGGACATGCCCGGCTTGCATGTCATCTGTTCAGGCAGCGTGACGCTCTTCGAAGAGGAATGGGATCGAGACTCCTTCCCGTTCGAGTTTCTTTACCGGCAGCAACCGTCCGAAGGAATGTGGGGCATTTCCTTGGGCCAGGAGCTCTCCGGCCTGCAGTTGGCGGTGAACAAGCTCCTTCGAGACATCCAGCGAGCTCAGAACCTCGTCGTGGGGCACTACCTCATCGAGAACTCCACCGAGGTCAACACAGGCACCATCTCGGACCGCATCGGTGGCTTCATCCGCTATCGAGGCACGGCTCCGGAATACGTCGCTCCACCCCCCGTACCTGACCAGACCATCAACTATCTTCAGCAGCTCTGGCAGAGGTGCTTTGAGACCATCGGCATTTCCCAGCAGAGCGCGCAGAGTCAGAAGCCCGCAGGTCTCAACTCGGGCAAGGCGCTGCTGGTCTACGCGGACATCCAAAGCCAGCGGTTCAAGCCTTCCTATCAGGAGTACCAGCACTTTTTTATCCGGCTTGGCCGACAGATCATCGCTACCGCTCGGGACATGGACGACACGTTCTACGTGAAGGCCGCAGGCCGCGGGGTGATGAAAGCTGTTTCATGGGCGGACACAGGAGGTCTGGAGGAGAGCGAGTTCGAACTCATGCTCGAGCCCACGAACGCTCTGGCGGACGATCCTGCAGCGAGGACGCAGCAGGTTACCGACTGGATGGTGGCGAAGCTCATCACCGACAAGCAGGGTCGTCGACTGATGGACAACCCAGACCTGGATGCCTTGAACTCTTTGGAGAACGCCTCTTACGACCTGGTGATGAAGATTCAGCACCAGATTCTCAGCGGCGGGGAATACCTCGGCCCCGAGCCCTTCATGGATCTAGGCACGCCGGCCGGGCCACAAGGCCCTGCACAGCCGGGCGAGGCCATCCAGCTCATGCAGCTTGGATACCTCAAGGCGAAGATCGCGGGCTGTCCGGAAGAGCGACTGGAGCTCCTCGATCGCTGGATCACCCAGGCTTTCTTCATCTTGCAGAATCACTCGGCGCCTCTCGTGGCTCCGAATGTTCCGGCCGGACAGCAACCTCCTGGAGTTCCTGCGCCCCCGCCGCCACCTCCTGGCGCACCCGGACCAGGAGGTCCTGGAGGACTCATTCGACCTTCGGCCGGACCTTCCGCGCCCGGAGGACCCCTTGCACCTGGAAGACCTCCGCCCCGTCAAGTCGTGGCGGCATAACCCGAAAGCACTCTCATGCTCGAATCAGATACGTCGATCACCGGAAGCCCCTCAGCAGCCAACGAAGTCTTCGTCCCCGCAGGTCAGACCACGCCTGGTGGAGAGGACCCCAAGGCCCAAGTCACTTATACCCATGGTCCGGGGAAGACCCCACAGCAGATCAGCCAGGACTGGAAGAACAGCCGGCTAGACCGCGCGAAGTCGGTCATGGAGAAGATCGAAGGACAGACCACGGAGGAAGCTGCCGAGGCCGCCCGTGAGTTCCGGCCGCCGTCGCTCGAGGAGCTCATGGCGAAGGGTCGCGAACGCTCACCTGTGGCAGCCGAGCATGACGCCCAAGTAGAAGGCACGGATGACGGTACGGTCGCCGATACGGAGGCGGTACCTGCAGGGAAAGCAGCAACGGGTAGCCCTACCTCTGAACTTGAGCGCATCGAAAAGGCTGCTCGAGCGGCACGTCTCGGGGCATCCCGCGACCGCGCTCGAAGGGCCGAGATTGCAAGGGTGAATGGGGAGCTTGCAGGTATGAAACAGCGAGCCGCCCAGCTTGAGGCGCAGGCTCGTTCGGGTGCGGAGTTTCGGCAGAAAGTACTCTCGAACCCTCTCAATGCACTCAAGGAACACAATCTGTCGCCTGAGCAACTTGTGGCGGCTGCCATCAGGGAGGGCACCCCCGAGGCCAAGTTCGAGGCGATGGCCGAGATGGTCAAGAGGGCCGAGGAGCGAGCTCAGAAGCTTGAGGAGTCGATTCGAGCCGAAAAAGACACTGCAGCGCGCTCGGCCGTCGAATCGGATTTCGTCAATGCAGCGAAAGCTGCTTCGAAGAGTGGCGACCCGCGCTACCCCAACCTGAAAGGGATGCCGAAGAGCGCCATCCTCTCCTGGGGGAAGGAAGTTGCGAAGGAGTCAAGGGACTGGTATCTCAAGAACAAGGGCGTCATCCCTGAAATCCCGGATCACAAGATCCTGGAGTACATGGATTGGCAGCTCGAACGGGCGAAACCGAAGACCGCCGCCCCGAATCCGAAGGCTCCTGCAGCGAAGACGCCCCAGAAAACGGCGCCCGCAGGCACCAGCAAGTCCAGGCCTGAAGCACCTCGCACGACGACGAACTCAATGAGTTCGGGCGCTCCTGCACGACCGGACAATTTCGCCAACCTTTCGCGAGCCCAACGCATTGCGAAGTTGACCGAGATGTACCGACGTCAGGGGTAGATCGGCGGGGCAAACCTCAAGTTTAGGGCTCTCCAACTATGGGCTTCGTTTTTGACGTAACCGCAGCAAATCAGATCTCCAAGGAGATCTACACCCCCAAGGACATCGAGATTCTGGCCTTCGAGTCACCCTTCGTCGGGATGATTCCGAAGTGGCCCGGAGGCGGTGGTCTGCAGTACACAGGGGCAATCGGCAACTCCGTCCTCACGAGCGTGAGCTCTCAGGACACCCTGGCCTTCACCGCGGGTAGCGCATCCAGCTACGAGCGTTTCGTGTGTCAGTGGAAGCAGGGCTTCGCATCCGCGAACCTTTCTGGTATCGCGATTGACCAGACTCGCACCGACAAGGGCGCGATGGTCAAGGCCATCACCCAGGAGATGGACAACGGCTACAAGGCCCTTGGCCAGCAACTAGGCCGCACCCTTTACGGGAACGGCGGAGGCGCTATCGGTCTCGTGAACGGTGTGGCTGCGACCACGACCTACGTCGCGGGCGACACCATCGTCCTCACGAACGTCAACCAGGCGGTCAACTTCCAGAAGAACCAGATCATCAACGCCGCCCTCACGAACGGCACCACGGGCACTCCGCTGTCGGGCGCGGTCACCCTCGTGGCGGTCAACCTCATCACAGGCGCGCTCACCGCGAACGTGGCGTGGGCATCTGGCATCCAGGGTTTCACGACCGCTTGCTACCTTTTCAACCAGGGTGACTTCGGCAACTACATGCCGGGGCTCGCCGGGTGGCTGCCGGACAGCGCAAACCGTCCGACCGCGACCGACAACTTCAACAACGTCAACCGCTCGACGGACCCGGTTCGACTCGCGGGCGTGTACATCAACGGCAACAGCCAGCCGATGGAGGAAACCCTCATCGATGCCGTCCTCCAGGGTGCGAAGTTCGGAGGCAAGAACTGGCACATGATGATCAACCCGTTCGAGTTCGGGAAGCTCTCGAAGTCGCTCACGGGCAAGGTCATCTACACCAGCGAGTCGGCGTTCGAGAACCCGGACATCGCGTTCCCGAGCATCACCATCAACAGCCCAGCCGGGCCGGTGAAGCTTGTACAGGACCCCTATTGCAACGGGCCTCTGTACAACGATGCCTATCTCGTCGACCTCGACGAATGGGTTCTTCCGTCCATGGGTGAGGTTCCCAAGAACCTGACCGAAGAGACCACGGGCCTCATCTGGATCCCCCAGCCAGGAAGCAACGCATTCATTTCGCAGCTCGGATACCGAGCTACGATGTATTGCGCGGCTCCGGGTCATCAGGTCGTCGTCACCTTCTAGGCGAGGTTCGGTCCCTGCCGGCCGCTCCTCCGGCAGGGACTTTTTTCGGGAGCCCTCTCATTTCAAGGAAAACACATGGCATCTCGAAACAAATATCCGCTGTTCAGCATGCAGGAGGGAGTAGCTCCCTTCTGGCTTACGTTTCAGGGCCAGGGTTCTGGCAAGGCTCCTATCTGTATCAACGGAGACCCAAAGAATACTTGGTGGAACGCGCTAGCTCGCACGAACACCGGGATCTACACCATCACGTCTGTCGATGGGTATCCATCACATCTTGATTTCAAGGTGTTTCCGATGCAGGCGACAGGAGCTCAGACCGTTGTCGTGCAGGAGTACCCGGCTGCAGTGCAGCTCACTGTTGCCACGGCGACAGCTCCCATTGGAGCCTGGACTTTCGGGTTCCAGTATTCCGTCTCAGGCTCGCTCGCAGATCCGCTCGTAGGAGATTTTCTCCGCATGCAGATCGTCATGTTGAATACGGGCCTACCCACCTAACCCTGACGCACTGAGAAAGAGGACGTCATGGAAGAGAAGAACTCAAAGAAGAAGGTTCCAGGTCTAGCCATCATCATGGGCATGGGCGGCCCGAAGGGTCGAGCCGACCATGACGACGAGCATGGAGAGCCCGAGGACGATGAGCTCGAGGGCTCGGATGGCGAACATGAGGAGCACGACGAGGAAGCTCCAACCGCCGAAGAGCACAAGGCTCACATCCATAGCGCCCTGGTGGAGGCCTCGAAGGGCTTGCACCGAGGCGACCATGAACACTTCGCCAAGTCCATGCATGCAGCGATGGAGCTCCACAAGCATTCGCCCGACGAAGAGGACGAGACGGACGGAGACCGTGAGCGCGACGGCTACAGCGAAGGTCGTGATGGCGAAGGTCACGAGAGTGATGAGGACGGCGAAAGACATCAAGGGCTGAGGCTGTAAGCCATGGCTACGCCTGTCTCGCTGGCGCAGCTCATGCTCCGTGCGAGGCGGCGGAGCAACTTGGAAGGCGCCTCCGCGTTCATTCCGGACTCGGAGGTAACTGACGAGATCAACACGGCCATCTCGGCGTGGTGGGATCTCATCAAGATCACGACCTTCGCCGGCCAGATTGCCAGGGCTCCATGGCCTATCACCACGGTGAACAACCAGTCTCTCTATCCGCTGGCACCGAACAACGGGCAGATCATCTCCGTCGATCTCTTCCTTGCTGGGGCAACGCAGCCCATTCCCATCAAGAAGTACCAGGAAGAGCAACGAGGAATGTTCACCCTCCTGCCTTTCGTAGGATGGTCGCCTGGTTTCCAGCAGATCTGGTACCAGCAGCAAGGGACGAACATCAACTTCATCCCCATCCCGACTGGAGGCTACTCCGTCCAGGTGAACTACATTCCGACTGCGCCAGTTCTCTCCCAGCCGAACAAAGACTTCCTCAACAGCGTGAACGGCTGGGAAGAATACGTCGTTCTCGGCGCGGCTATTCGGATGGCGTTGAAGGACGGGCAGTTGGATCTCGTTGCGAAGCTGCAAGAGCTCCAGATGAAGGAAGAGATCCGGATCGGGCATGCTGCAGCGAACCTCGACGGAGGCCAGGAAGGCGTCCATGAGGATGAGGCATACGGATTTGGCCAGTGGAACTTCGGGTTTTAGGGATGGCTCGAAAAGCACATCTCGCAGTTCGGGAATACGACGTCCGGACAGCATACCCAGCCGTATTCGTGGCTACTGGGAAAGGTCCACATGCACGCCGAAGCAATCGGCGTGTCTTCGTCACAAATCCAGCTGGTAGAACCGGATCCACATCCGTCGTTTCCGTTTCCACCATGAACGCACTTTCCACAAGCGACGTTCACGTTCGGACATGCGTCAACTCCAGCATCTTCCGCATGTCCGGCATCACGGCCGGCATCCAACATACTGGCATCCACAACAGCTGCATCCAACTCGGCCGACGCATCGGATTTCTCTGCCGAATCCGAGGTTTCTCCGGCGTCGGTACCCGAATCGGGCGGGTCGAAAACCAGCGTGGAGGCAGATCCTCCACCACAACCCGTCACCAGCACCAGCATCCCCATCAGCATCGTGTGTCGCATGTCCTGAAGACAATGAACACAAAGGGAGGTTCCCGTGATTGAGCGCATCCACAACAAATACGTTCTTTTCACGAGCGACGGCAAGCGTGTGCTCGGCAAGCACCCCACTAGAGCAAAAGCTGAAGCGCAGGAAACGGCCATCAATATGTCCAAGGCCAGGGCTGCCGGAGATAAAGTTCCGCCTCCGCCGAGGAAGTAATGTCTCGTACGCCCGTCAAGATTTTCACGCCTTCTAACCTAGGGGTCCCATCCCTTGGAGGTGTGAACAATCGTGGTCGGCGCAGGGTAATCCCGCCGCCTGTGGTGCTGCTGAACGGTGCGGCACAAGGACGGGAGCAGACGAGCGATCGGCAGCTGGATTCTCTGCAGCAGCGCGTGGCGGATGCTTCGCGCGCCGCACGCTCGAATCCCTTGCTGGACGGCAACCTCATCATGAACATCCCGTTCACGTCTGGCACACCTGCGGTCATCTCGCACCAACTAGGTCGCGCATACACCTCGTGTTTTCTCCTGGGTCAATCCGCACCCGGGTCCATTGCTGTGCAACGTCCTTGTGGAACACCCGGAAGCGGTAGCTCCATTGCGTTGCGAACACAGGTCTCTCGACCCCTCAATGCGCAGAACGTCCTGGATACCTTCCAGATCACGGTCACCCCGAATTTCACGGGTTACGCCGACCTCTGGGTGTTTTGATGGGCGAGCGCACGACCGTCCCGCTCCCCTTCGCTCAGGGGTACAAGCAGCAAGAGAGCTCCGAGTGGACAGATCCGTCTTCCGGCGCGAGCAACATCATCAACCGAAACTTCAAGAAGAAGGGTTCGGCTGAGCGACGCTTCGGGATGGGCCTCATTTCCACGGGCTCTCAAGTGGCGCCAGGGGGTGCGAGGCAGGTCGTAGGGGGTCAGCCTCTTCTGGCAAACCTATCCCAAGGTATCCGAGCTGTCTCTTGGTCCAAGGGGGCTCTGGGAGCTGCAGGCCTGGACACGAGTGGGAATGCAGGCCTTTGGACGGCGCTGGATGTGCCGCCAGCCACGAACCAGAACATCCTCCCTATCGGACCTCTTCCGAACCCCTACGTTACCCGGCGAGGCGTTCCCTCAGGACAACCTTCAGGCGCGCTGATTGGTTCGACCCCGACGATTGTGGACGTTCCGACAGGTGCGACCTTCAACCGTTTTATCTTCTATGCCAGCCAAGGCGCTACGTGGTTCACGGTCATCAACGCGGATACGGGGGACACGCTGGTCACCCCCGCCCAGATGATTCAACAGGAGGCCGCAAGCATCTGGGCCATCTTTCTGCCCGGAGCTCCCGCCGCCTCGTGTGTGGCGGTGATGATTCAGGTTACGGGGTCTCCTTCTCAGTTGTACGGCTTCACGTTCACGTCTACGGGCGGTTTCATCGGCCAGAGCATGGGGCCTCAATCCTCATACATCGCCGATATCATGCCTTTCGCGAACGACCCTCAGTTCGGGTTCATCGTCCTCACACAGCAGACGTCTGGGTCGTACTTCGTACAGTTCACATATTACAAGCCTGGTTGGGTAGTCGTTTCGACCAACTCTCTCGAGTCGTTGTTTGGCAACGTTTCCAATACGACTGCCCTTGTGATTGCGAACTACGGAGCAGGAGAGCAACTCGTCTTCGTTTACCCATATTTCAGCACGCCGAACTATGAGCTTCGATATTCGGCCGTTTCTGGCGCTCCCGGATACGCTTTCACATCAGTCGTGTCGGGGCAGGTGTTGAAAGGACCCAGCACCGTACAAAGTTTCGCATCCGGATTATGCCGCATGTCAGCGGGGACATTCTTTGCAAGCTATTGGTTCTTGAACCAACCCAGCGGCAACGCCAATGCAGGCACGATGCCCGTCACCACCTACGGCATTCTTCGTCCAGGTACGAGTTTCACGATCGAGGCCTTTGGACAACTTCCAGGATATTGGCCTGTATCCAAGGCGTTCACAGTAGGAAGCGGTACGTCCGTATATCAGGCAACGTGTACTCAGCTCGGGTATAACAATAACCTTCTAACGGGTGGCTCGAGTCAGGTCACAAGCGAGCAATGCACGATGTACCTGATGTCCTATCAGAACATCGGCGTGGCTCAGTACCCTGTGCCTGTGGCTACGGTCGCACCCAGGCAGGTAGATCCCACGTTCGCAGACACGGTCGGGATGCAGAGTCTTCCGAGCATGAGCCAGACGGCCCCTGGAAGTCTTCGTTTTGCAGTAGGGGTGAAGACACTTGCTACGACAAGCCCCGGGGTAGGTCAGGGCTTCGGACCCGCTTGGGTGACAGATTTCTTCTTTGATCCCGGGCATCAGTCCCTTTTGTATAACTCTTTCGACATTGCAGGAGCTCTCCACCTGGCCGGTGGGGTGCCTATGGTCTGTGATGGATTGAACACGTTCGAGCACGGATTTTTTACGTATCCCGAGTTCTTGTTCGTGCCTGCTCCATCGGCCGGATCTTCGAACGTGCTCACGGGCGTCTATGGTTGGGCTGTGTGTTACACACGGACGGATTCGTCAGGTCACATCGCCAGAAGCGCTCCCGATATCTATGCAAACAACAGCACCAACTGGTCTCCTGGTTCGACGGCAGCGCCTCAGCTTTTCATCAATGCACTCGGCACGTCTTACTTCGACTATCAGAACCCAGGACAGACGCAGATCGAGATCTACCGCACGCTCAGCGGCGGGAGTACGTATTACCTGGTCACCAAGATCCCAGGGTCTCAACTGGTAGCTGGGGTTGCCGGATATACCGATACCGTACCAGATACGGCGATTCAAAACTCCACGGTGCTCTATACTACAGGGGACATTCTGGACGGGGTAAATCCCCCGAGTGCGACATGCTCCACAATTCACAATAACCGCCTGTGGATTGTCGACGAGACCCAGACGACTATCTGGTTCACGACCGCCTTCGTTGAAGGCGAAGAGCCCAGGTTCAACGAAGCTCTAACACTCGCCATCGGACAGGGAGGTCCGATCACTGCGATCTACTCCCTCGATGACAAGCTCATCATCGGGCAGGCCGGAGGTCTTTGGGTGGTCTATGGGGACGGACCCGAAGAGAACGGCACGGGCTCTTCTCTCACAGTGCCTCAGTTCATCGCATCGGATGCCGGGCCTTTGGACTGGCGAGCAGGACAGGTTTTTCCTGGAGGTATTCTCTTCCGCAGCGAAACCGGCATCATGCTCTGCGACCGTTCGTTGAACGTCTCATGGGTAGGCGATGACGTGGTGGACATGCTGGCGTCCTACCCAAACATTATCAGTTCTTGCATTGTACCGACCGCAACCCAGGTGCGCTTTGTATGTGCAAACACCGCGATGACGGCGACCGTGGTACTTTGCTACGACTATCTCGTAGACAAGTGGCTTCAACACACTTACCCATCCCAAGCCGCACCCGTGGCAGATGTGACGATCGCCACTGGTACCGCAAGCCACGCGGCGGCTTACGCTTCCGTAACGACGGACGGGGCCCTCTGGCTCGAGCACGTTGCGACGGACACACCCTCCAGTGGTGGAGGTTATCCGTGGCTGGATGACGACACGTCAGGAGGAAAGCATTTCATTACGGCCCCCGTGACGACCGCGTGGGTGAAAGTGCAGGGCGTGCAGGGCTATCAGAGAGCTTGTTTCACACAGCTGTATTTCAAGGAAAACGACGACTGTGGACTGACCATCTCGTTCGCCATCGATTACAACACGAGCGTTGTCCAAACGAACTTCTGGAATAGCGCGGAGGTCGATTCTTTGCCTCGGAGCATGCTACAGCTACACGTAGCCGGCATGTACAACCGAACCGCAGCGATTCAGGTCACTTTCAGCGATAGCCAGGGGACCAATATGGTTACAGGCAAGGGCGCCACGTTCGTGGAAGCAAACATCGAGCTAGAAGCGCTCGAGAGCAACTATCGACAGGTGCCGGTCGGAGGGAGGGGTTAGCCATGCCCGGAATCGCAGGTGAAGCATTTGACCCTTCGGCAGTCTATAATTCCGATTTTGGAGATATGTTCTATGTTGGCATGAATGGAAACTCCACCGCACCCACAACGCAGGCCCAACAAACCAATGAAGTTGCAGCGAACCAGTATCAGAACCTGGCGGGTGCTGCGCAGCAAAACGCTGCGCCTCAGATTCAGAATCCTTTCGCGCCGCAGCAGCAGAGCGCGTTCAATAATGTCAACTCCCAGCAGAACAGCCTTGTAGGATCGTTGCAGAAGACAGCAGCAAATGGGAACGATTCCGCGGCCGAGCAGCAATATCAAGCGGGTGTGGGACAAGGGGCGGCTGCAACTACGGCGCTCGCAAATTCTTCTGGCGCCAATCCGATTGCGGCGGCTGGGGACCGACGTCAGGCTCAGCAACAGAACGCCATCGCGAAGAGCGCATCCGTCGCGGGCGGATCTCAGGTCGCCGCAAACGCGCAAGCACAGGCACAACAGCAGCTAGCCAATGTACTCAGCCAGCAAGGCGGCTTGCAGAACCAGAACTATGCTCAGAATACACAGCAAAGCATCAATGATGCCCAGTTGAGAGAACAGCAGAATCAGATCAACAATGCAGGACAGCTCGGGTTCGGAAACCTTTCGAACACCGAGCAACAGCAGTATTTGACCGCCGGATCTAACAACTCGAACATCGAAAACGCAGGCGCTGGTATCTTCCAGCAGGGGCAGATCCAGCAGAACGCGCAGAACGCGCTCATCCAAGGTACCGTGTTGGGTGCGGGTGGTGCTGCTGTGGGTGCTGGAGCGCAGATGTATAACGGTTTGGCTTCCACTCAGGCGCCTCCCGCGAACGCCATTAGCTCCAACCCGACTGTGCCTCCCCCTGGCGCGGAGGGAAACACGAGCGACTTCACGGGTGACACCAGCGACTTTGGAGGCGGCTAATGACCCAACCCACAGGGCTTTACTACACCGATCCGGGCGCGGGTTCAGGTGGAGAAACACCCGCACAGGCTACACAAGCTGCAGCTATGCAAGCCGGCGAGAAAGCAGCTCAGGCTCAGCAAGCAGCAACCGAAAATGGATATATGGGAGGCGGTCTTGCGGCCTCTCTGTCGCCTACTCTGAATTCCAACGGGTATGGCGGAATTCAAGCTGATCCTTATGCGACCGCTGCGGCTACTGCGAATCAACAAGCAGGCGCTCTTTTTCAAGAGGGCAACCAAGCCCTTTCAGGAGGGCAGCCTGGATTCAACACATTCAGTCAGAACCCGACCGGTTATCAATCTCGTCAGCAGCTGGCTCAGACTGGACAGCAGTATGGAAAACTCGAGCAATCCTTGCAAAACGTCGCCAATGGAGGAGGCCCTAATGTGGGTCGTGCTGTGGCGCAGCAAGGGCAGGACAGCGCCATCACGCAAGCGATGTCCGGCGCGGGGGCTCGTGGCGGCTCGATGGGTCAGAACCTCGCGGCGGCTTCAGGCAACCTTGCTCAAGCCGGGGCTGCGGGTGCAGCTGCTCGTCAGCAGCAGGTCGGAACGGCGCAGGGTGGACTCGGGTCGACCTTGGCAGGACAAGGCGCCGTGAATATGGCGCAAGCTCAAACTCAAAATACGGCTGCCCAGCAGCAAGCTGCTCTTTTGCAGCAACAGCAGCAAGCAAATCAACAGCAGGCGCTGGGTTTGTACGGTCAAAGCGCGAACGAACAGAATCTCGAAGAGAACGCGATTTACGGTGCTGGTCAGCAGATGAATAACCTGCAAAACATTGCTCAAAAAGAGCAAGCTATTGGAGAACAACAGCAAGACCAGGAGCTAGGGGTAGCTGGCGGTGTTGCTTCCACATTTTTCAAAATGGTATAAGACATGCCCGACGAGCTCCTAAAAAAAGGCAAAGATACCATCCGAGGCGTGCCGGGTTCGATGCCTCTTGTCCAGGGTCAGTCCGGGCGAAAGCTTGAAGGTCTGACGGCCAATTCTCCTCGGGACATGCGGGATGTGGCGTGGAGTCAGGTGAAGGGTGGGGAAGAGCTCCCGACCGACCCTCGAACAGTGTACGGCAGACAACATCAAGACTGGGTCGGCAGGGACATTTCCGCTGCGATGCCGTACTCTGAGGGCGTCAAACAAGCCGTCTCGGCGCCCCAGGCAGCTCGAGACATGGGAACGACGAGGAACATCATGGGCGATGCGAACGGCGAAGGAAGTTTCGGAGATAGGGTTCGTGCGGCTCAGGCACGAATGGCGGGGACAGGTGAAGTGAAAGGTGTCGCTCGCCCCATGCAGAGCATGCGCCGGTCTTTCCCGGCGCCCGAACCTCAGTCACCCCCCGGCGTGAAGCCCCCCGTGGCGGAAGCCGGCGAAGCCGACGCTCCTGGCTTCACGGGCGCACCACCCGCGGCGTTTTCGAACGACCCCTCCATGCGGGAAGTTCGAGCTCCAGCCGGTAGCCCCTACGCGGGAGCACTTCCGGACACATCGGGCCGCCCGATGATGCCGTCGCTTTCGAACACGGTCGCGCAAGCTCAAGCCCCGGCCGGCGTGGCCCCTCCTCAGGCGGTCGCAGCGCCACCACCCGCACAGCCCCCGATGACACCTGAGCAAATGCAGATGCTGGCAGCCGTGAGGCGAGGGATGGGTCAGCAGTAATGGGCCTTGCAGACCTTCCCCCTGGGTATGATCAGGCTGCCGATCAGCCCTTTACGGGAAACATCGGGCCGCCCTCACCGCCGCCCGCGACCGATCCCGTTTATGCGTCGCAAGTTGCGGCGGCCGTGGCTGCAGTACCTCCGCCCGACGCTCCGGCCACGTCCGCGCTTCTTCCGGGTTACAGCCCGCCTGCCGATCAACCCTATAAGCTGCAGCTTGTAGCAGGTGCTTCCCCTCCACCTGCTTCGCCGGGTTTGCAGATTGGTGGTGGTATGTCTCTGCCTTCAGGCAAAGAACTAGGACCCCAAGGAGTAGCAGGCGCAACCGCTCCGCCTATGCAGCAGGGTCTTCAGATCGGTGGCGGGATGACCCTTCCGGGGTCTCAAGATGCAGCAGTCGGAAACACTCAGTACGCCCCTAAAACTTTCGATGCAACGGCACCGCCCGCCCCAGAGGCTCCGAAACAGTCAGCCCTCGCCAAAGCCGGCGCATCTGGAGCAGCTGCCTACAAACCCTCGAAGTACGACCAAGCCATCCAGGATGACTTGCACGACCGGGAAGAGATCCAGGCTGCGGGCGCGCACACCCAGGCCGTAGGTGAGAACACGCAGGCCGAGTTGTATGGCAAGCGCGGAGAGTTGAAGACGCAGCAAGCTGCAGAAGCCCGAGACGACGCCGACAACGCCCTCAAGGAGTCGAAGGGCGGCTTGGAACATCTGCAGCGCCTTTCGGATACCGAAGCGAACTTCCGGATGGATCCGAACCGCTATGTCAACAGCATGGATACCGTGCATAGAGGCCTTTACATCCTGGCAGCGGGTCTCAGCGCCGCAAGCCAAGGCCTCTTGAAGGATCATGGACCCAACCCCGTCGTCGAGCAGATGAACCGGAACATAAACAACGATATCGCCGCGCAGCGACAGGATTACGAGACGGCAAAAGCTCACGGAGCCGAAGCGCGTAACTTGTACTCGATGAACTTGCAGGCGACGGGCAGCCACGATGCGGCCGTCTCGGCAACGCGTTCAATGATGCTGAGCGCCCAGGCGGAGGACTTCGAGAAGGAGCTCCACAAGACAGGCAGCCAGATGGCCATCACGAATGGCGGGATGTTGGTGAACGCCACCCAAACGCAAGCCGACCTCGACGCGCGTCAGGCCGCGCAACTGGCCGCGAGAGCAAACGGCGCAGCTGCCGGCGAGAAGTTCCATCCCGAGATCATGTCCAAGATCATGGAACTTCATCCCGATGCAAGCGCGAAGGAGCTCAATGAGTTCTATCATCAAGCCGTGCCGAACACCGGCAAGGACACCGTGGCTTCGGGGGACAGCCGTCTAAACGTGAAGGAAAAAGAGAAGACGGACGTCGACAAGAAGAAAGCTTCTTTGCAGGAGGCCTTGGATCATATCGACGCCATCAGTGGCATCATGGAGCATCCCTCCTTCGATGCGAGGCAGACCGCGGCGGGGGAGTCACACACCGCCAGCGCTGTGAACGCCATGTCTCGAGCCGAGACGGGTGGGAATCGAGCTCCAAGCGAAGCCGAGCAGAAGCTCATTCGAGACCAGCTACCTCACGATCCGAACAGCATCCTCTCGTATGAGAACCTCTCGGGAGGTAACAAGACCCGTCTTGCAGCCACGCGTGCAGACTTGCAGCAACAGCTGGATAGGTTGAACGGCGTGCCTGAGAAGAAAGCAGCGGCCGGGTTCGTGCCGTCCTCCTAATGCCCGAAAATACGCTCATCCCTGCCACTTCGGGACCGATGGTATCGGTGCTCGAGCAGGCGCATCCTGCTCCCGAAACGACAGACGAAGCGCCCGAAGCAGGCCAACCTGATCCGGGTCAGCTCGTACCCGTCCGATGGGGCGATCAAGTCGGCACGGTCCCTTATGAGACCTACCATTCAGCGCTACAGAACGGAGCCACGCCTCTCACAGACGAGGAATGGCAGCAACATCAAGAAGATCTCGTACAGCAAGCCGCCCTCAAGAAGAGACGCGAGCAGTACGGAGATCCCGGTCACCAACTCGAAGCTGCCGCGGTAGGTGCTGCGAGTGGTCTCAGCCTCGGCTTGTCCGATGCAGCCCTCCGCGCCGTTACCTCCAAGGAAACCATGGAGGGCATCCGCCAGTCCGTGGCGGAAAACCCTTGGTCTCACGGAGGAGGTCAAGCCCTCGGTATGTTGGCGCCGCTCGCCCTCAGCGGAGGAGCTGCAGCCCCTGAAGAGGCCGCCGCCCTAGGAGCCGAAGGGGCTACGAGCGCAGCCGTTCGAGGCGCAGCGAGCGCGGCCGAAGGCACCGAAACCGCACAAGTAGCGGCACGTGCTGCGACGACACCTCCTGGCATACTGGCCCGAGCAGGGCAGGTCATCTCGGCCCCTCAGCATCTCGTCACATCTGTTGGCGAGCGGGTGGAGCGCGGCATCGCGAGCCTCCTTCCAAAAGAAGCGACCACGCTTTCCGGGCAGCTAGCTACGAAAGCCGCCATCATGGGCGGTCGGATGGGAGCCGAGGGGGCCATCTATGGCGCCAGCGACTACCTGTCCGAGCAGAGCCTTTCGAAAGACCCCCAGCTCGACGGTGAGAAGCTCCTGGCGAGCGTAGGTGTTGGGTCCTTACTGGGCGGCGTTGGTGGGGGTCTTTTTGGCGCGGGCGGCGTGCTTGCACATGAGGCCATCGATGCCGTCGCACCGAAGCTGAAGTCGTTGGCGGCCGATACAGCGATGTCTATCGGAATGGAGGGAAGGAACGCTTCCGCCGCCAAAGATTTGCAAGCCCTAGACAAAGAAGCGAAGGCAGCGGGGTTCAAGAACGGCAAGGAGATGGTGGGAGACCTTCTCCTGAAGGAAAACCTGGTCAAGATGGGGCAGCGAGCCGTCGACGCCCAGCCCGCCGTGAATCAGGCCTTTCGTTCCTCCAGCGAGAAGCTCGCCGCGATGCTCCCTGCCGACATGCGGGCCGCGACGTATCGAGACGTGTACGATTCTATTGAGACCGAGATCAACCGGCTTGAAATCGAACCCCATAAGAACGCTGCACAGATCGCAGAACTCAAGGGTGTGCAGGGGGATTTCGCCTCCCGTGCCGCGAACGACACGAAGGAAACACTGGCTGCAAAGGCGAACGAAGCCGTAGAAGCTTCCGGCTCAGTGAAGCGAGCACGTGCTGCTGAGAACTCTGAAATTGCCGCTCGTGAAAACGCAGCGCAGGCCGTGAAAGCGGCAGAAGCCAGGGAGACGAAGACAGCCAAGGAGGCGAAGCTCGCGAACGACCGTCTAGAAACTGCGCAGATTACGCGGGCACAGCGTGCGCAGGAGCTTGAAGCCCTGAAGCCCATGTCACCGGAGGCCTTCGCGGCGTTCAAGGAAACTCCGGAGGGGCATGCAGCCATGACGGCCTTCCTACAGAAGGGCGGACGTGAGCCCATCCGGGCGGAGGACTTGTTTCCGAAAGCCAAGCCTGAGCTCGTCACCAAAGCCAAGCGCGCAGCCCAGGTCGCGGAAGCCGAAGAGCTCCGCGCAGCGTCCAAGGTAGATCGGACCATGCGCCACGCCGAAGAGGCTCGAATCGCCAAGGCCACACGCCAGGCCGAGGCAGATGCTTTCCATGCTCGTGTGCAGCAAGCGACATCCCTTAGGGAGGCGGCAGAGACGGCGGCTTCGGAGGCGAAGAACCTGCACGAGAAAACCATCATGGACACTCCTCTGTCTTTCAAGACCCTTGGAGACATGAGGAAGAGCATCGATGCGGACATCAAATGGAACGCACTCGACCCAAACGGTATGGCGAAGAACGCCGCCAAGAAGCACATCCGCAACGTACTTGAAGACAAGATCCTCTCTTCCATGGACGAGAAGGTCGCTTCAGGCGAGATGCCCAAGGCTTGGACTGAAGCCTACAAGGCCGAGAAGTTTCGCAACCGGAAGCTACGCGTGGCAGACAAGGCGTTCACCAAGGCCGCCGCAAGCCATCTGAAGAACAACAAGTTCTCCTTGACCGGATACATCGCAGGCGCGGGCATTGGGCACGTTGCTGCGGGTCCCGCTGGGCTCGGAGCAGGTCTCGCCGGCATGCTCGCCCACAAGGTCGTAAAGGAGCGCGGCGGAAGCACGGCTGCCGTCCTGCTGGACAAGCTCTCAGCCATGGGAGCGATTACGAAGGCTTCGGAAAGCGTCGACAAGCAGATCGACGAAGGCATCCGAGGCATCTTTGGACATGGGCCCGTCCCTCCAAAATCGCCTCCCTCTCACGGCCTGAACACATTCGAAGAGAAGAGGGATGCTGTCCTGGCGGCGATGAAGGACCCCGCCGCGCATCAAGCTCGACTCGAGCAAGCCGTCTCAAGCATTGCGCCACACGCTCCTGGGGTGGCGGCTTCCTTCCAGTCGGCCGCCTTGAGGACTTTGACATACTTGGCGAACGAGCTCCCAAAGGAGCAAACGACCACTCCGATGATGCCTCACGTGAACCCCCTCCCCGTGAGCGAGCATGACAAGCACGTGTATAACCGGAAGTTCGACGCCGCGAACGATCCCCTCAGCGTCATGCATGACGTGGCGAAGGGTATCGCCGTACATGATCAGATCGAGGCGATGAATAACTCCGGCATGCCCGCCCTGGCCGCGCACATCGGCAAGAAGACCGTTACCTACATGCAGGAGACGCCGAAGGCCGTTTCTTACAAGCAGCTCACCGGGGCAAGCACCCTCCTGGGTGGCGCCGTCAGTCCGAACCTTCAGAACGTGGGGGCCTGGCAAACGACCTTCGCACCTCAGCAGGCCCCAAACATGGGTACCCCCGCCAAGTCCAACCGCTCCAAGGCTCCAGGAGCGGCCGGGGGAGGCCACAAGGATCGAGCTCACCTGGCAAGTCAGATGGCTACCGGACCCGAGAAGATTGCGCTAGGCTAGCCAAAGAAGTACAGATAGCTCCAGTCCGGCACCGTAAGCCCGCCGCACGACCTTCCGAAGTATGCCACCTCGTGGCGCCGGAACCCACGTGCCCCTTACGTCACCCGCGAAACGATACTTCAACCACTGTCCACCCAGGGCTAGCCAGCTCTTGGCGACCGTACCGGCCAATAATGCGGGTGCGGCCGGAGCTGCGCCTACGCCGGGGGTGCCTGGCTCGTGTGCCTCTTTTACAGTGGCGGCGGTTACTCCGCTCGTCTTGAGCTTGGCGGGTTTCTACCCTCAACCAGCCGATACAACCCAGCCTGGAGGTAGCCAGACTTCCGGCGTGGTCGGCACCCGCATCGCTATCTATGCGGACGGTGCGGAGCTCGGGCTCATCACAGGTCGACTCATCACGGATGTCACAGGTGCAAACGCGCCCGTGTTGGCAACCGTCGTCACCACTCTTTCAGCCGCTGGTCTTTTTACAGCAGGTGGAAACCCCGGGATGTGTTTCGCCATCCCCAGCGGATCCTATTACGAGTTCGAGATCCAAGCTGCTTACGACCAGTTTTTGGGCTTCGTAGGCGGGGGATCCGGAACGATGCGCATCTATCAGTGTTCGGGTGCAGGTGACTGGTAATCCAGGCCTAATGCCCTCCGCCCGCAACCGACCCCGCGGACGACCTTCAGATAGCAACCAAGGCATACGAAAATGGCATCCGTTCAGATTCCCGTCGAAGCACTCTTCGGCCTTCCTGGCCCCACCGGCGTAGCCGTCTACTCCAACCTCGCGACCCTCGCGCTCGAGCAGCAGAGGATCGTTCCCGGCAGCATTGTCGCGACGATGAACCCCTTCGCCTTCTATCAGGCGCAGGCGGGCGTCGTAGCCGCACCTGCGGCTACCTCCGTCGCAGCAGCTACATATGGCGGGACCACGACCTACTGGGTCCAGCTCACCTCCGTAGGTGTGCAGGGCGGTCAGCAGATGGTGGGGCAGGTTCGCGCCGTTGCGACGAACATCTTCACCCTTCTCGCTGCGGCCTATACCGGGTCCCTCACGGGCACCCTCACTCAGGCAACAGCTACCGCCATCGGCACGGCGGACGGTGTTACCCTTGCAGTCGGAGACACGGTCCTCATCCCGGGTGCAACGGTCGGTGCTTCTGCCGGCGATCTCGTGAACGCTGCGGATGCCGGTCCGTGGGTCATCTCGGTCATCGGTACCGGCACCGTGAAGGGCGTCCTCGTCCGTCCGTCCTGGTGGCAGCCCGGCACCCCGCTCGCGGGGCAGAACTTCACCGTTTCGGAAGGAACGATCTACGCAGGCACGACCTGGAAGTCCTTCGCGATCAAGGGCACGGTTTCGGATTCAACTGGAGTTGATCCGGCGCTTTACCCGCAGGCGGTTACCCAGGCAGTTACATTGGCAGGCAGCTTTATCACCGTGACGAACGTACCGATTCGCTCTCTCACGACCACGCAGATTGCTTTCCAGCCCACAAACGCTGCCGGCACTACGACCACGGTTCAGTATCGAACCGGTCTTTACTCCTCAGGCGGAGCTGCCACGGTCATCGGTCCGATGCAGATCGCATCCGGTGTTGTTGGAACTGCAACGGTCAGCATTACCGCAACTGTTGCGGCAGGTACTACCAGTGCTACGCCCGACACAAGCACCGGCCTGCTTACGATCGCCAACTGGTAGTAAGAGCTCGTCGTGAGCCTCTGGTCACGAAGTTTCGAGGTAACCCAGAACGAAGACAAGACCTTCGTTCTGGGTTATGCCTCGTTGCCTACGGCCAATGATGCGCTCTCGACACCCCCTCTCACCCAGGCGACGGCCATCTCCTTCGCCGGGTGTTCGGCGTCCTTTAGCGTGTACACGCTGCCCTACATCACGGGCACTGAGATCTTCATCCTGACGAGCGGTGCGAGCCAAATCACTTTTGGATCGACGACGACTTCGACGGGTATTCCCATAGGAACCATCAGCATCATCATTCCGAACGCGCTCACGGTCGCCCTTACTCCCGCGACGTATTACTGTGACCTGCTCGTGAAAAACGGCTCCAATAACTTGTATTATGCGGACGGTCCTTTTGTGATCAAGCCGTCCCTTTCGAGATAGCCATGGGTGATCTAGTCCTAGTCGACGTCTCCTCGGGTACCGAGGTCATCGTCGTCGAACAGATCCCCGGCCCCTCCGGCTCCCTCGCATCTCCTACTGGCACTGGCGTAGTCCTCGTGTCGGGCGGCGCCATCGTCGGCGCGGCCTCGCTCGGCGCGGCATACCAGACGCTTCAAACCAATAGCGCCGGCACGAACGTCCTGTGGGGCGCGGTCAACCTAGGGCAGGCCGCCGCCATTACTGGGCTGATGCCGCTCGGCAACCTCACCCCTGGATCCAACGGACAGTTCCTGTCGACGGTTGGGGGTGCTGCGACCTGGGTAGCCTCTCCCGCCTTGAGCGTGACTGGAAACGGGCTCGTCGTGGTTTCGGGTGGGGTGATCCAGTCGGCCGCGATCGTCGGCACGAGCGGACAGATCCTCCTGTCCGGATCCACCAATGTGCAGTGGGAGACGATGTCCGGAGACGGCTCGATCAACTCCTCCGGAGTCCTCTCCGTCGTCTCGATCCATGGCGCCACAGTCCCCGCTGCGGGAGCGCTCACGATCGGCAATGTGTTGCAGGTCTCGGGCTCCAGTGCGCTGACCTATGGTCCACTCGCAGCAAGCGGGATCTCACCGGGCACGGCCGGGCAGTTGCTCATCACCAACGCAACCCCCGCCACTGCCTGGGTGTCCGTATCGGGCGACTCGACGATCAGCGCGGCGGGCGCGATGGTCAATCTCGCGATCCATGGCGCCACGGTCCCAGCTGCGGGAGCGCTGACGACGGGCAACGTCCTGCAGGTCTCGGGTGCGTCGGCGTTGTCGTACGGGTCGCTGAACCTTGCGCTTGCAGCGACGGTTGGCGCCAGCGTGTTGCCCGCCGCCAACCAAGCCGCCCAGACCATGGGCGGGGATGCGAGCGGGACCACGGCGGCGTGTGTCGTGGCGCAGGCGCAGAGCGGCGCCATCACCTTCGCGAGCGGGAGCGGGCTGATTGGGTTCGCGGCGGCGGACACAGGGCCGGGGCTCTCGCAGACGATCGCGGCAAGCGCCGGGGTCACGCCGGTGAACCTCACGATCACACCGCAGCCGCCGAATGCGGGCGCATCCACGGTGGGGACGGGAACACCTGGATCATGCGTTGTCGCGCTCGCGGCCCCAGTTTCTACAGGTGCGGAGACAGCCTTGCTCGTCACCCGGGCGGGCGTGGGGTGCGCGCGGCTGGGCGCGTTGAACGTGAGCTACGATGCGTTGTGGTTTGGAAATGCAGCGCTCGCCCCAAGCGCGACAAATTACGCTTTTCTATCAGCAGTCGCTGGCGCATATACATCGATAAACGACACTGCACAGCTACTGTTTTCTATCTCAAATACGGAAATAGCCGTCGTAACGTCGTTTGGGCTTGAGACCATCAGCGGGTACAACATCGGCCTGGGGGGTGGATCGATCGGTGGTGGAGCGGGCGTCATGGCGATTGCCAACGCCACGACCCAGCCCAGCTCCGCCCCCTCGGGCGGCATCGTGCTCTCGGCGAACGGGGGAGCCCTCAATGTCTACGACTCGGTGGGAAACAATGCGCTGATCAGCGGCTCGGCAGTGACGTTTTCCGCAGCGACTACGATCGCGACGGCAACCCTATCGGGGTCCACGGGGGCAGCTACGATCACCCTGAAGGGTGGTGGCAACTCTGGCTCCGCGAACGCCGGTGCGGTGCAGGTGGCCGGAGGGGCGGCCTCCGGCTCCGTGGGCGCAGGTGGCGCGGCCTCACTCTTGGGCGGCGCTGGCGGATCGTCGGGTGCAAGCGCGGGCGGAGCCATTACGATTACTGGCGGCGCCAGCAGCGGCTCATCAGGTGTCGGAGGAGCGGTCACAATCACAGGCGGCGGATCCACCAACGGCGCTGCAGGCGCGATTCTAATCCAGAGCGGATCCGGATCCGGATCTACCAACGCCACGACGACACTGAGCACCGGCAGGGGCACGACCTATGGTGCGCTCGGCGTGGTGTCTAGCGGCAACACACCCGGGGTCCTGACGTTCCTAGGCGGCGCAATTGGAACCACGCAAAGCGTCGGAGGCGGAGGTAAGTCCACCCTCAACGTCGCCACCGGCTCATTCTTGTTTGCGCCCGCAAGTTGGAATGGGATCACCGTTCAAGTTGTGCTCTGCGTCTAGGAAAGACATGCCCACCCAACTCCAGAACCCGATCACCTCGCCCGCGATCACCAACGTGACCGTGGTCGATTTCTCGCTGCGCTGGGCCAACGGGACCCTGAGCGCGATCATCATCGTCTACGTCGCCAGCGACGCGAACGACAACCACGTCCCCGGCGTCCAGCCACAGCTCGCGACCACGAGCGATGGGCCGACGATGACTGCGGCGCTTACCGCTTTCTACACCGGGAACGGCGGCCATCCGAAGCTTGGGGCGCTCGCCGCACTGGCCGTGCTACAGCCCAGTCTGGTAGGGTCGGTATCATGAATCGATACCTCATACTCCCCGCGACCGATCCCCTCATCATCCTCGATCCGAATACAGGCGAGCCGGCCATGGATCCGGATGGCAAGCTCGTCACGATGCCCCGAGTGGGCCTGCTCCGCGTCCTCGTGAGTGGCATCCTACAGGCCGACAAGCTCGACGTGTTGGACGCGCAGGTGCTCCGAGGCAAGTTGCTCGGCGACTACGTCATAGAGCTGAGCGAGCCTGAGCATACGGCCATCTCGGCCGAGGCTCGCAAGCCGTCGATGCTGACGATCCATGCGAAGAGCTCGCCCGACGTGATCGCTGTCCTCCGCGCGATCGTCGACGCGCCCAGCACCAAGCCCGCGCAACTCGCAGTAGGTGAGGCTCCGCCCGCGTGATGGCCAGCACCGACCGCCCCACCCCCGTGCCGCCCCAGGGCAGGCATTCCGGCATCGAGCCGGAGGCCGAAGGCAATGGGCACCGCCATGTGGGTGAGAGCGATCGGCTCGAGCGCATTGAGAAAGTCGTGGACGACACCTGGGGCCTGATGGGTCGGCTTGCTGCCGGGCAGGCCATTCTCGCCAAAGAAGTTGGACAGGTGCGTGCGAACGTGGCGCTTCTCGTCGACGCTCAGCAGAAAGCTGCGCTGCATGTCGCCAGCGAACCTCCTCCCATGCGCGACCGACTCCCCTCCCTCGTCGACGTCAACGAGCTCGAGAAGCTCCCGCCGACGCAGGACGGACAGCCCCGCTATGGCATGACCTCGGGACAGATGGCCGCCGTCATCGAGACGAAGGTCGAGCAGAGGGTGGGCGCGGCTCTCGAGCTCCGCGACCTCAAGAGCGCGGCGAGGCCCTGGCTGTTCATGACGGGGCGGTTCTTCCCGGCGCTCGTGCTCGCGTTGGCGGGCGCTGCAGGCATGGGGCTCTGGGCGCTGATCTCTCACTACCTCGGGGTAAAATGAACTGGCTCGCCGCACACTGGACCCACATCCTCGCCGGCCTTGGCACCGCGGCCGGCATCATCTTCCAGCTAATTCAGTGGGCGATCCAGGACAAGGACTATCCCGCATGGGCCTTGGCGAACCCGCGCAAGGCTGCGATGATTCGGCTCCTCGGCGCCCTCGGGCCGCAGTTCCTTCCGGCGCTACAGGCTTCGGTGGATCTCAAGCGCGGTACCCTCTCGCCTGGCTCGGTGGCAGCTGCTAAGACGTTGGCGGTGAGCAGCTCGACGCCGCTGATCGCTCCGCCGCCGCTTATTCAGACCCCGCCCAAGGACCCGACGCCATGAGACATCTCCTGCTCCTCCCCCTCGGCTGCTTCCTGCTCGGGGTCGCATGCTGGGCGTGCGCGGTTGACCCTTACCTCTCGAAGGGTATCGAGTGCGTGGAATCTGCCAAACAGATGGTCGACGCATCCAGCCCCCAGCGACGTGCGGCGGCGGACGCCTGCATCTCGAAGCTTCAGGATGGAGGCCCTCATGACTGATCCCGAGGAAGACGGAACCGTGGTGGGGGCGATCGAAGAGGCGCTTGCCGGCGATGTACCGGCCTATCTGCTCGTCGTGTTAGACCTGGCTGAACAGGGCTTCAGCTCCGTGATGCGCAAGCTAGCGAGCGGCGATACGGCTGAGGAGATCGCCGCGCCCTACGCGCTCCAGGTGTTCGAATTCGTCGGCCTTGCGCTCAAGGATGCGCTGGCGAAGAAGGACCTCGCCCAGGTACGGCGTGACTTCGACGCGAAGATCCTCGGGATCATCGAGGACATTGAATTGGGCCCGGCATCCTAGTTGCCTCCCCTGCCGCATGCTCCTATCAATCCTCATCGCCCTTGTGCTCGCAGGCCTCATTTTGTGGGCCGTGACTCAGTTCCCGCTCGACCCGACCGTGGTGAAATTGATCCGCGTGGTGGTGGTTGTGGCATGCGTGCTCTACATCCTCGGCGCGTTCCTGGGCTACCCGGTTGGGCTGGGAAGCTGGGGCGAGCACCGACGCTCGTGGTAGGATAGCGGCATGGATCCCGACACCCGCGGCCGGTTCGATGTGGTGAAGTTCTCCCGAGAGGAAGCGCTTGCCTGGTGCTTGGCTGCGGAGCCTGCTCCGTCGTTGCTGGCCGCTGGACCCGTTGAGCCGGACGCCGCCCTCCAGGCCGACCTCGCCCGGGGCCTCCGAAACGCCGTGGACGAGGAGCGAAGCGAATGAGCCAGGACTGGGAGCAGCATCTTGCCGATGGCATCGCGGCTCTCGAGCGGGCGCATGTAGCGCTTGACGACATCACCGGATGGTCAGGCGGATCGGGCAACTGGCCCGCGCAGGAAGCGCACCCGAAAGTCCGGGCCGCACTCGCCATCATTCGGGCGACCGAGCCGCCCACGTCCCCCGCCATCCCCCGCCGCATGACCCCGAGCCCATTCGCGGCAGTGCGGGAGATCCTCGATGCTGCCACGCTCTGCGAGTGCGGCCACTCGCTATCGTTGCACCAGGGCCACACCCACGCTGTGGGCTCGCCAGAGCCGACCCATTGCAGTCAGGTCGACGGGTGCAAGCGGTTTGTGGCTTGGACGGATAGGCCGTGACCCAAGTCGCCGCCCTCACGACCCCGTTCACCCCCGCCACCATCATCGCGGCGCTCGACCACGCATACGTGGCCGAGATGGGGCACGAGGCGGCGCATCACACCCTCGCGGTGCTCCTCGCCCAGATCGCCCTGGAGACCGCCAACGGCAAGAGTTGCATCTGCTTCAATGTGGGTAACTTCAAGCGTGGGTGCAGCGAGAACTACTGCACCTTCCGCACGACCGAGTGGCAGGGCAACCCGCCCGCCCCCGTGGCGCAGGACTGCGACTTCAGCGCGTGGCCCAGCCTCCAGATCGGGTGCCAGTACTACCTGCACGCCTTGGCCTCCCACTGGCCCGAGGCGTGGTCGGCGGCCGTGGCGGGGGATGCCCAAGCCTTCGCGGCGGGGCTGCGCCAGAGGGGCTACTATACAGCCCCAGAGGCCGCATACGCGGCCGGCGTCGAGCGCTGGCAGGCCTACTACCTCGCCCTGCTTGGGGGCGACGTCGCGGTCACCGAGCCCGAGCTACCCGACCCGGTAGACATGGCCGTCCTAGCGACGACTACCCTCGACGTGCGGGCCGACTACGAGCCGCCCAGCGCCTAGGGTCGCCCCGCCCCCGGCCGCAGGAGGGAGGCGAGGGCGCAGTCGGGATCGTGTGGCTTCTCGCCGCAGGCCGCGCATTCGGTCCCATCTCTGCACGCATCGAGTCCTCGCGACTCGAAGAATCGCAGCAAGGCGATGGCCCGGTGCGGTCGCCATCTCGACGGTGACCCGATGGATCACCGTCACTTCATCCTCTCGCGGGTCATGTGGAAGCATGAGACAGAGCGCCTGCGTGTAGGCCGCACATGCCTCCCGCCCCAGCTCCGTGGCCATCGCTCGCAGCATAGGGGCGGTCATGTCTTCCTCCAAGTCCACAACCATGCCAACCACATCCATCGCGCCGGATACATGATCGGCCACGTGACCGTGATCAGCAGCTGCAATCCGAAGCCGCAGTCGCGATACTGGGACATCATCCAGCCGCTGACAAACAGATACGTCGCCACGACGAGCCACTTGACTGCGTACAGCACGTCGATCGAGAACGTGAACGTCATCACTTGCCCTCCTTCGCATCGATGCACGCGCGGACGTCGGGGCGTTCCGGTAGATCGCACCACACGCATGGCGTAGCGCATAGCAGCGACTTCTTGCGCGCGGCATGGCCGGTCCGGATTGCCTGCACCATCTCTGCCACCAGCCCGCGCAGGGCGTCGCGCTCGGCCGTGAGGGCGGCGAGGTTGGCTCGGAGGATCGACACGTCCGTTTCTTCCCACTGGCCGTCTTGATCCAGTCGACGACAACGTGCGCGGGCGTCTGCGATACCTCTCGCCATCCCTTGCCTTGCACGACGGCCATCAGCTCCCACGGGTCGAGCCCGCCACGCTCGGCGATCCGCTCGACGGACTGGTCGTGGTTGCGCCGACAGTCGGCTTCGAACTTCGCAACCATCTCCCACGGGACATCGCGTGGACAGCCCATCTCGATCAGTTCTTGCCGTTGCTTCCGATCGCCGAGAAGTAGCGGAAACCGTCGTCCGGCTCACGAGCCGGCCCGCTTGGCGAGGGGGCAGATACCGTGGTGACCGAGTTGCCTCGGATCGCAGCAGCACACCGGCTTCGCGGCCGGATCGGCTGCGGCTGCCCGGTCAGCGTCTCGTCGCATCTTGTCGGCGTGCGTGATCGTCGCGCGCTTCGTCCCATCGCGCATCGTGACCTCGTGCAGCGGCGGATCGAACACCGCGGCCGGCTCGGGGGGCGGGGTGCAGCATGACGCGAACCACGCGCCGGACCCATCGCGCTCCCATCCCGTTCCCTGCGCACTCGGCACCCGCTCCCCCGGCCCCGTCTCGGCGATGCGGGCGGCGATGCTCTGACGCACCTCATCTAGCGCGACGCGGCGGCCGTTCGCATAGTTCAGGTTTGCGACCCGAGCTAGCTCCGGCTGACGCTCCGCACGTGCCTTATCCAGTTCCAGCTCGCACCGCCAGAGACGCGAGCCCACGCGTACCACGTCCTCCTGACTGGCCGACTTCAGCTCTTCGCGTAGTCGCTCCACCTCGGCCTTGAGCGCGGCATTGGCGCTCCGCAGGATAGGCAGCTCGTTCTCGGTCAAGGACACCAGCTTACCCTCCGCCTCGGTGGCGCGGGCTTCGGCGGCAAAGGCCTCCGCGCGCCATTGCAACGCATCCTTGCCGCCGGTTGTCTCGTGCGGCAGCCCGTTGCCTGGGTCCACCCGAGGCCCCCGGGGCTTGCGGGTCAGGCGGATGAGTTTGTAGTGGTTGTTCGTTGACACGTTCAGAAATCGCACCGTAACCCGTGCAGTGTGCCGGTTGCCCCACGTCATGCGTTCGCTGGCCGGCTGACCAACAGTTGGCCCCTCAATGAGCGAGTAGTCCTGCAGCCAAGGCCCGTCCCTTCCCGGCATAGATTCCCGTATCGCCCATCGCACGCCGTCACTCATGGTTTCTCCCATGCTTATCCGGTTCATGCACACTTAGAACGTTGCGGGCGGAACAGTGTGAAACCGCTCGCCTCCTTCGATGACCAGCAAGGCGCCGTCGCCGATGAAGTCGTCCGGTTCGTCGCATGACGTCTCCGATTCTCTATAGAGACTGTTCGACGTGGGGGTGCCGGATGCCGCTTTGATCATCGCCCCGGTCATCCAGTGTTTTCCAGCGGGGGGCTTGTGCTCGTACGGATAGCGAATCGGCGGCACTTTTACATCATGCCCATCCACCACGATGACAAGCCCGGTCGTTATACCAAGCGGACCGGGCCTTGCGAGCGCCAGTAGCCTCCTCAATGACTCGATCTGTATTGGTACGCTAGGTCGCCCTTCGGGCCAATGCGCCAACCATTCGCGCATACCCTGAATGAACACGTAGTCGTCCGGATCTGGTAACGCAGGTAACTTACGGATTAGCCTCTTTACGCTCATGAGGACCTCATTGGTGTGTCAACCGGATAAGCATTGTTTCTCCTTCAGTTCCTCGAGTAGGGCGCGGGCCCGGTCGATTAGTTCCTGCGCCTTCCCGGTCCACACTTCCTGCTCTGGCGGCGGGTCGCGATAGGCATACAAGCCCCACTCGTAGAGCCCCTCGTCAGAGTCGATGTCCCCGATGCACTCCTCCAGCATCGCCACCGCCAGTGACAGGCGCGACTCGGCTGCTTCCAGTCTGGCCTTGTAGTGCGTCCAATGTGGCGCGCCTCGTCCCTCCAGCTCCGCTACCTGCCGCACCGCGTCCGCCAGGCGCGACTCCGCGAGGGTGGCGCGCTGTTCTGCTGCCTTCACCGCAGTCCGCAAGTCGGTGTACTCGCACGCGTCTCGGATGGCCTGCTCTACTCGCTCGGCCGAAGGCCCCTGAGACTCCAGTTTCCGCACCCGAGCCTCGGCGACCGCGAGCTGGGCGCGTAGGTCGGCCAGCGCCGGGTCTTCGCAGTCCGCCAAGAGCCCGCCGATGCCGTCGCAATGCATGCAGCCACACGGACCAGCGCTGCCGGTCCCCCGACATGCGGAGCACGGCACCACGTGCATCGGCTTCACAGCGCCCCCTTCGGCGAGAGCCGGGCGAAGGCGAGCGACGCGATGCGTATGCGTTCTCGCGCCGCAGGCCAGCTGCCTTCGTGTGACCAGGCTCGGGCCAGTTCCCGCGCTGCCTCTTCCAGCTCGAGCCGCGTCACTTCCAGCTTGGCCGCCCTTGAGTGATGCGCGCGCGACTGCGGGGGCTTGGGCGACGTGCCGAGGGACTTGCGGGGGGCGGTCATGACGACCTCGGCGGCAGGAGGATCGGTAACTTCGGCTCGGCCTTGCGAAGCTTCGCGACGAAGTCCTCGACATTGACGCCAAACGTGTCGCAGACCGCGATGGCCTCGACGAGCAATCCATACGCAGCGAGCTGGCGAAAGTTCGGCCACCTGGCGATGAAGTCCGCGACCTGCTTGCAGCGGATCGATTCCATCGCCGTCCAGTCGGCCGTGACCTCCTCGGGGATCGGCTTGCCGTTCACGGTGCCGTTCATTGTCCCCACCTGTCCATGCTAAAACGCGTGCCCGTGGTCCTATACCTCGTTGCTTTCGTACTTGCTTTTTGGCCCAAACTTGCCGGAGAGCAGGCTCGTGACATGTGGCTAGATGCTGCGGAGGTTGCAGCGCTCGAAGATTCCATGAATGCAACAGCCCAAGAAATGTTACGCCTCATGAACATCGCCGCCCTTGAAAGTGGGTTCAGAAGGGACGCGAAGGGGAAGCAAGGCGAGCTCGGGCCATGGCAAGTTATGCCACCTGCGATGGATTATGGAGCGAAGGAAGCTCTCCGTAGGATGCGCAGCCAAGGCATGCTGGGGTATTGTGGCTGCCGGTCGGCGAACGTGATGGTGAACGTGCCTGGAGGACAGATTCCTTGCGGCGATCTCGTGGCCCATCGAATTGACAGGGCGGACTTGTATCTGATGGGGTTCGAGCCGCCTAGGTCGGTTACAGCCGACGTCGCCACAACCGTTGCCGCCCCTGCCACATTCGCCGAAATTGAGCGCGCACACTAGGAGCGCTGCGGCACATAGGAGCATCGAGCCCCAAGGAGGGGCTTCCCGTTCATATCGTTCGTCTTTGGTCACAGCTTCACCCCCCGGAAGGCATACAAGCCGATCCCTATCGCGTCGAGCATATCGAATCGCTGACCCTTCGGAACCTCACGCTCCGCTTCGTTCACCACCCGAATCTCATCGGAGGAAAGCTTCTGGATAACACGCGCGGCGCAGATGCCCTTGGGGAGGTTTCCCTTCCAATCGTGTGGGCGGACGAGGCTGGCGCCTTCGCCGTTACGCGGCGCGTGCGCATGGGAAAGAAGGCGACCCGCCAAAAACGCCAGCGTAATCAGATCGTTCGTAGGCACAGGAGAGGAAGGATAAGCCTGGGGCAACTCGATGACGACTTGGTCCCCAAAAGGAGGCCTACCTACGCCACATGCAGCCAACTCAATGTCCCGCTTACCGAACACGCCATGGTGCGTGACGAACAGTGCCCACCCAGTATGGGCCCCCGGATCAATAGAAACGTCCCATCTGTCCCCATGGAACTTTTGTGGGACGGGTGAGCCCTGTTGGGGGGCGAAGGGTTTTACGGTGACCACGGAACTAACCTCCCATCAGGCCCAAATCTGGGCTTGGCATTCTTGGACCAGCATCGAGCCAGGAGCGGCTCAACCCTCGCCGGAACATCCGGAAGAAACTCATTAGCGCCGACAACCATCACGCGGCCAAGTTCCATCGCAACGTCATGTGCCTTCGAATTATCGTCCGTCTCTAGGATGATTTCGTCGTGGACGAAATTGACCGGACGTGAGCCGTACAGGACGGAGGAGGATTCGGCGTAGCAAGCCCGAACCACCAAGTAGAGAGCTCGCTTCGCAGCGTCGCTTGCAAGTCCTTGAAACCATGAATTACAGAGAGCACAGAAGGAAGCCCCACCTCGCCAGCGATCCGAGAAGAGCTGCTTCAGGACGCCCTTTCCCTGACCGCCACTTTCATCCTCGGCCACAAGGTTGCCATTGTGCTCGAAGAAGAGCTTCGTCTCAGGCCAACGCTCGAGCCAAGTCGCCTTGAGTTTCTTGGCTTCTGGCACTGTCAAACGTACCTGATATTCCTTCCATGCGAAGATGACCAGGTTGTCCGCCCCAAGACCACCACCGAACCCAAAGTTCGCCACCTTGGCCGTCTGCCTGGCGTTGTTGAAAACCTCATCGTTCCCGAGCTTCTTCCGACGCATCCCTTCTTCATAGGAGATTCCAAGGATGATCGAGGCCAGGTCCGTATGGGCATCCAGTCCTTCGTTCAGAACGCGAGCTAGCTCACTTTGCCCAAAGAGCTTCAGACACACCTGGGCCAAAGTGTACATCTCCATGCCGGTGTAATCGCCCTGGGCGAAGATCTTGCCCGGCCTTGGAATGAAGACCTCTCGAATTCCTGGGAGCCTCCTGACGTTCTGCACGTTCGGCTTGCTTGACGTGGTACGTCCCGAAGCCGCCATACCGAAAGACGTATGCACCGGCAGCTCCACACCTGCCTTCAAAACGGGGATGTCTTTCTTCAAGACGGTCTTGAGCGATGTAAGCTCGGCGTAATCTTCCAAGAGATCGTCGCCCGAGGCCTCGCACGCATCCGCGTCCAAGGAGACCCCACCCTTGTCCGTCAGGCGAACGGGCTTGCCCTGCTCCTCGCAAACCCGGACCATTCGCTCACGAGCGGCCTTGAGATTACGGGTGCCGTCTGCTTTCGTTCCGGGTGCCCTCCTCACCAACCCAACATCCTTCAAACCGTCTTCTATCTCCGCCAGCGCGCCGAGCGTTTCGAGCTCGAGCTTATCGACGCTGGGCCCGTGCGTGCGTAGACCCCACACGCTCGTCAGATGAAGCGCCCACGCAGCCCGGGCCTGACGGAACTGGTCGGGGATGAATGAGACGTGCTCTTCCTGCTTCAAGAAAACTTCCAAGGTAGCGCGAGCATCCTCCAGAGGATAGATCCGGGCACCTTCGGGCCAATCGTCCAGAGGTACGTTCAAGAACTCTCCGTAACGAAGTCTCCAGGTATCCTTGTCCAGCCTTCGGCCGGAAGCACGGTAAAGCAGCGCGTCCAGGTCGTACTTGTGCGGGATAAAACGCGCGCCTTTGACGAGATGCATGTCTTCGGTCGGCTTGCCGTCCTCATCTAGGATGGGGACCTCTTTGGCGAAGATCTTCAGGTACCCTCGGAACTCCCCGGCCGCGATATCCAGGAGCTGCTGTCGGAGCTTAGTATCCGTGATCTCGTCTCGGTCATACTTGGCGAACACGAGCGGCACGAGATGTGGCCACTTCGCACAGAGAACCGCAAGGTCATAAGCGACGTTTTGGCCGACGAGAAGCAGTCCATGTCGTGTCAGCCAGTCTTCGATGAGGCTCAGGCAGAGCGAATCGTTTACATGGACGATGTGCGGCTTGCCTATGCCCGTTCCTGAGGCTTGCTGCCACGTCACGCAAACAAGCTCCGGTGCCATTCGCCCGGGTGCGAAGAGACAGGTTTCGGTATCGAATGCGATTACGTTCATGCCGTCACCACGACGCGATGCTCCTCTTGCTCACCTCGGATGATCAGCATGCTGTCACAGAACGTGTTCGGCACCATTGCCCATCCAAAGATCCAAAGAGGGGGAAGACCTCTACAAGTTCCTTCCACGGGAAATAATTGCCGCAACAAGCCCAGACGCCATCCGAGTAGAAGCGCCGACCACCAGCACTGTCCATCTTGATGGGCTCGAATTGCTGTCCTCCCGCATGTGCCTCACACCACGCGCGAAGCTTCAGCATCGGTGGATCGTTGGCGTCGCAGTTCGTCAACAGGAGCATCTCGCACGTCAGGCTCATGCACGTCTCCTCAAAAAATATCCAGGCACTTCCAACCCCTTACACGAACCAGCGCGATGAGGAAACCACCACAGATCGCAGTTACAGACCCGTCTAGATTCCCTCACCCTCCGAGCCCAGTGACACCTAGGCCGACCCGGACGACAGCCCGGCACGTGTTCCCATTGGGTA